GACTGGTCCAAGCTCAACCAGCCTCTGGGCTCCATCAAAGGTACAGCCCCGGAAGATACTCCAGTCGCGTTCAAAACTCCAAACCTTAACATCACTGAAGGAGATATCGACCGAAGCATGAATGTTGGGATGGGTTCTGGTCCCGGTATTATGGTCGGCAAATACGGCGCTTTGGCACTTCGTAACCAAGCCCATGAAGCTGGCCAAGCCATGAAGCCTCATCCTGTCTATGCGGCTGAAGATGTTGCGGCGACCAAGAACTTGCGCCCTGAGATGAGAGATGCCGTGATGAACTGGCGTCAGGATGCTCGGGATGCTGCTGGCCAGCAGGCTTTGGAGGCTCGATCTCCTACGACTTCAGATCGCGATATCTGGAGCGCTACTGGCTGGCATCGTGGGGCTGAAGGCGCTGCCAAGAAGGAAATCCCGGATATTGGCGCTAAATTAGTTCCTGTCCCCGGAGATAAAACAGGAAATGCTTTCAGGCTGGAGCATCCGGCTGGGGATTTGCATAAAGTATATGATATTCCTCCGATCCAGTTTGACCCCCTGATGAAACATGGCACAGCTTATGCTGAACCTGAGACAAGGCAGATTGTTATTGGCGGATCAGACGTAAAAGGCGCCACTTCTACAGCGCTGCATGAAATCCAGCATCTTATTCAACACGCTGAAGGCTTTGGTTCTGGCTCCAATCCAAGGGCGGCGGCTCTTATTGGGCCCATGGAAAGCGAATTATTTCCCGGTCATGTGCCTTCTTGGTGGCAAGGCAAGGATGCCAGAGGTACCGGAAAAGGTCCTGATGAGCTTTATGCTAAAATGGCGCCTCACAAAGGCGCGTCATTCAATATCTATGAACGCGCTGCTGGCGAGGTGGAAAGCCGTAACGTTCAAGATAGGCGAACAAAGAGTTTCAGATATCAATCACACCCAGAAGACACAGAAAGCGTGACGCGCGGACTACAATGGGTGCCTGATCGCGAAAGATTAAAGAGGATCATCGAAGGAAAGGCAGAAGGTGGAGCTTTGTCAAATCCGCCGTGGTTCGTCCGCAATGAAGCCCGCTCTCCAAGTGGCATGCTGAAGTCTTCCATTCCGGGCCGTACCGATAAAATCCCGGTCAATGTCTCTGGCGGCTCTTATGTGTTACCGGCAGATATTCCAAGTGCTTTGGGACAGGGTAACACCATGGCTGGTGGCTCCATTCTGGACAAGATGTTCACACGCGGCCCTTATGGCATGAACGTCATGAAGTCCAAGGCAGGGACATCTACCAAGATGGCCAGAATGTCGTCTCTGACCAAGACCAGAAAGTCTGGTTATGCGGAGGGCGGGGAAACTGAAACCGCTCCCACGCCGATTGTTGCAGCAGGCGGCGAATACATATTGTCTCCAGAACAGGTAGCCCATATCGGCGGCGGCAATATCGATGCTGGCCACAAGATTTTGGATCAGTTCGTCCTTGGCGTGCGTAAGCAGCATATTAATACTCTGAAATCTCTCAAACCTCCGAAGAAAGATTAAAATGGGGAACGTAGTAAAGGCTTCACCATCAGTTGTCAGAAAGGCTATTGCGGCGGATATTCCTGAAATATGGCGCCTGTTCCTTATGGGACATCGTGAGAACGGCATCTTCCCGCTATCGCCGCAGAAGGTGGATTACTTTCTAAACCGGGCGATATATCCCGATCAGGTGCTCAGCAATGATACGGGACCAAGAGGGCAAATTGCAGTTATTGGAAGGCCCGGGAAGCTGGAAGCTATCGTCTTTGTTATTCTGGGAACTTACTGGTATTCGGAAGAAATTCATCTGGAGGAATTAATCGTCTATGTGGACCCGGAATATAGGGTCTCAGAACACGCCAAGGCTTGTATCCAATGGATGAAGGACACCGCTGACAATCTTGATATAAAGCTCGTTACCGGGATTATGTCTACTGAGCGAACTCAGGCTAAAATCCGCCTCTATGAGAGATATCTGCCAAGAGTTGGGGCATTTTTTGTCTACCCGATGTCTCCCGAAGTTAAACGCCTGAACCACAACATGGAAAAAGAGTCGTGGCTTGCTGCAAAGCGGGCATAAATGTATAAGCCTATTGGGGAATTAATAGGGAGGGTTTTCTAGGAAACCCAAATTGGGAAGCAAGGGCTCCAACACCACCACTACCAATCAGGCACAGACGTATACGCCGAATGCTCAGGTTGGTCAGGCTGGTTCCCAAGCCATTAGTATGGCCCAATCGGCTGCTTCCCAGCCGTTTAATTTGCCTGTGGCGCCGGTCGCTGGATTTAATCAGGATCAGCAACAGGCTTTCCAGCAATACCGTGATCTTCAGGGCCAAGCCCAGCCTTATTACAATCAAGCTCAGGGCTTGCTGCAATCCAGCGCTAACCCGCTGACTGCCAACGATATCAATCAATATTACAATCCTATGGCCTCTAACGTGCTGGCAAACCTGCACGAAAGTCAGGGCCAGCAGATGAACGATGTCACTGGCAAGCTAACCCAGACAGCGGGAGGCGTCGGCGCTAGCCGTATTGCGGTGGGACAGTCTGAGTTGGCCCGCCAGCAGCAATTGGCAGAAGGCCAGACCCTTTCCGGGCTCTATCAGAACGCTTTGGGTGCAGCGCAACAGAATAAACAGATGCAGGGGAATGCGGCCTATGGTCTGACTAATCTGGGCACTACGGCCCAAGGAGCGGCCTTGCAGGGTGCGGGCGCCTTATTTGGTGCTGGCCAAACCCAACAGCAGCAGCAGCAGCAACAGCTTAATGCCCCCTATCAGAACCAGTTAGCCCAGCTAGCCTACCCATTCCAGACCGCGCAATACCTCGCAGGCATCACGGGCGGTCTCTCAGGAGCTATGGGTGGCACGACTACGGGACAGGGACAGACTACAACTCCAGCGCCAAGCCTCTTAAGCCAGCTTATAGGCGGCGGCACAGCCGCTGTAGGCGGTCTCGGAGCCTCTGGAGCGTTCGGAAATAATGGCTGGCTTGGCAACGCCATGGGCACTAACGAAGCCTATGGTAACGGCAATGGCGAGTATGGTGGTTCCAGTTCCAATCCGTTGCCGACACTTTCTCCCTCTGATTATGGCGCCGGTTTTGCAGCGGGTGGTGCGGCTGGCTCTCCCTTGGGCAATCCGGATTGGATGGGCGCTGACCCAACCGTTCCTCAGGTGGAAGTGCACTCTCAGGCCAATCCCGGAGCCCATTTAGACCTCAATCCAAAACCTGCTAGCAGCGGTAGCGGTGGACCCAATCCCATGGATATCGCCAAAATGGCGATGATGTTCATTAATCGTGGCGGGCGTATTCCATCACGGGCGGAAGGAGGCGCAGTTAATCCTGCCAATCCGTTCCAGCATTTCGCTGACGGCGGCGAACTTGATTTCAATGATCGCTTTGCTGGCACTGATGCATTGCCTGATTTCGGCGATCGTTTCGGCGATGCTTCAGGAATGGCTCAGCCGGATAGAGGTACTGCGCTAGCGCATTATCTTCGCAGCCCGGAAGCATCTCAAGTGGCGCCGCAGGAACTGGCGCGTAGTCAGGCTGAATTTGCCAATCCAAATCCGGTAGTTAATCCTAACGATCCTGTCCGAATGCCAGATCAAGCCTCAGTGCAGGCTTGGCGCAATAGCGTCGATAATCCTGCTGGTGCCAATCTTAAGCAGGCTGTCAGCGATGACCCCGGTTCGCTTCCGCCCAATGCCAAACCGACCCAAGGCCCGCCTCCTATGGCAGCGCCACAGGCTCAGGCTTCTGATTATGCTGCTATGCGTAATCCGGTACCATTCCCGGATATCGGCCCCGAACAGGATCAAAGCCGTCAGTTCTCCAAGTCTCCTTGGCTTGCTCTTATCAATGCTGGCGCTGCGATGATGAGCGGCACAAGTCCGTTTGCTGGCGTCAACATCGGCAAGGGTCTTCAGGCTGGCGTGAAGACACTGGAGGATCAGCGTAAACAGACCACTGAAGAAGCTGGCGTCAATGAACGCGCCAAGCAACTGATCCAAGCCGCTGAATTCCATCTTGATCAGTACAACAAGATGACGCCGAAAGAGCAGGCTGACGTTCTGGATCGCAAGGAACAGCGCAACATCCAGAAGGAGCAGGCCAATCTCAAGGGCTGGGTGGCGGGTGTGGAAAACCCTGTCTCTGGCGAGAAAAGCTGGATCAAGCCGCAAACTGGTGAAATACGCATCCTCAAAGCTGATGGCACCATTGTATCCGGCAATATTAATGACCCATCCTCATTCCAGAAAACCACCACGACTGATGGAGTGGATAAGGAAAGCAAGCTCCCCAAGGCAGAACAACCTCCTCCTCCAATGGGCCAGCCAGAATTGGCCAGCGATCTCAAGCCTCCGGATGGTGCAGTAAATACATCCATGTACCGCCTGAAATCTGCTGCGTTGACTCAGGCCAATGCGGAAATGAAGGCTGTTACTGCTCTTCAAACTAAAGAAGCCACCAATATGGGGGCTCAAAAGCTGTTGATTGACAATAGTAAGCAAGCTTTCGGCACCCTGATGAAAGACCGCGATCAGGATGGGTTCCTGACCAAGCTGGCAACGATGCGCGGCAACAATATCGAAGAGCGTATCCGTTATGCGCGCTCCCTGAATGAAGGATTGGTAGCTTCCGGGAAACCTCCTGCTGTCAATCCGCAAAAGCTGGCCGCGATGGAAGTCATCAGCAAGGACCAGAACACGCTGGGTATGCTGTTCGCGTCTAACTTAAGCTCTCGTGAGGCTTTCGCTGGCCAGCAGGTTGGTATTGCCTCTACCCCCGGATTGACACAAAGCCCGTTGGGCATGTTGAGACTTATAGCTGGTTATGATGCCCAGCATCAGTACACGACTGATAAACACGCTTTCTTTAATAATTATATCCAGAAGTATGGCGTTGCTACTGGCTGGCAGCAGGCTTTCGAGAAGCAAAATCCGCCTGAGCGTTACATCGTTCGCTCCATGATGGAGAACTTGCCCAATCGGCGCGCTGCCGAGAAGCTTCCTGAAGCTGTTAAAATCCTCCGTGAGAATAAAACCAACCCTGATGTCGTCAAAGGCTTTAACAAAGAATACGGCAATACGGCCAGCTATTGGCTGACTGGCAAACTTGATCTGCTGGGGGCTCAGTGATGGCTGACAACCCCATGGATTTCTTCAATTCCCTGAGTGCTCCTCCAGCGCCAGAAGCCGCTCCTCCTGCTTCTGGTCTTAAGCGCGTGCAAATCACCAAAGATGATCCTGCCAGCTTCTTTCAGGATATCGCAGAACCAGAAGCGCCCAAGGGAGATCAATATGGCCAACTGGAAACTATTGGGCGCCATGGTTTCCAAGGTCTCACTATGGGCTTCGGCGATGAGATGCGTGGTCTAGCCAAAGCTGGCGGGGATGAATATGGCGTTCCTACGCCAACCAATATGATCAAGGGTCTAGCCAAGATGGGCTATGAAAGGCTCTTCAGCGATGAACATCCCGCTGCCGAGACTTATAAAAAGACCCGAGATGAGGAGAGAAAGGCTCTGGAGGAGTCGCATACTCAACATCCCATTACTTCTACTCTTTCTGATGTTGCTGGCTCTCTGGCGGTACCGGGCGGCGAATTACTCCAAGCGGGAAAACTTGGCGCCAGAGCTTTGCGCGGCGCGTTGGTATCGGGTGTTCAGGGTGGCATTCGTGGTGCGGGCGAAGCACCTGAACTAGAAGACGTTCCCAAGAGCACCGCGATGGGAACAGCCATCGGCGCTACGATAGGCGCTCCAGTAAACGCTCTTTTGGGACCTCGTGGAGCAAATATAAGCCAGCAGGCCCTGAAGCAGGTAGCTGACAGGTACGGCGTCCAACTACCCTACTACATGGTCTCGGACAGCCCCGTCGTGCAGTTCTATGGCAAGGGCATGGATCAACTTCCCTTCGTGGGTGGCGCCATCACCAAGGCGGCTGATCGCGCCAAGGAAGGCGTAAAGAATATCCGTGATAAGATCGTAGAACAGGGAACCGGCGCGCCGGGCGCTACACCTACTGAAGCCAGAACCTTGGCCTCTCAGGCTGCGGAAGCGGCCCGGGATGCCTTTGTGCAGGATGCTAAGAAGGTATCTGAGAAAAACTACAATGCCGTAACCAACGCGATGAGCAATCCTAACTTCCGCGCGCCGCCCATGAACATGATGACGGAGATCGCGGATCAGGCTGCCAAATTGCAGCAATATGGCGGTTCTCCCGGTGGGGTTCTCCAGAAGGCTGTTGATGCCGCTCAGGTTCGTGGTGGCTTGACCTATGAAGCTCTGAAAAACCTCAGGACTGATCTCTACCGTAACTATCGCACCATGGAGGGGCGGGGAGGGATCGATTACGCCGATTACGTAAAGATCATCGGCTCGATCACCAAGGACATGGAAAACATCATTCATCAAGCTGGCGGTCCAAAGGCTGTGAAACTCTGGGAAAGCGCCAATGCACAGCACGGCATCGGTAAGGATATCGGAAAGGAATTGGAGACGGCAATTGGCAAAACGGCAAATGCTGCGGACACTTCTCCAGCGGATACAATCTTCCGCAACCTGAGTTCTGTCAGACCTAATATTGGTGAGGTTAAGACGCTAAAGAACACCATGAAGCCGCAGGAGTGGGAAAAGGTTCAAGCCGCTGCGGTCGCCAAGATGGGTGCCGATGAGGCCGGTAATTTCAGCATCCAGAAGTTCATCTCAGCCAACAGCAAAATGGCTGATGCCGGACGTGATGTTCTGTTTGGCAAAGCTGGAACCACGTCCCGGGATGCCTATGATGCTGTGCTCAAATTGGGTTCTGCGGTACAGAATGTGGAGCGTTTCGCTAATCCATCCAGAACGGCTCCGATGATGCTTGGCGCTGGGGCCGCACTACAGGTATGGAATGACTGGGGAGAAGGTAAGTATTTCAAACCAGCCGCTGAGCTTGGTACTGGACTGACACTGGCTGCCATTTTGGCGCGTCCAGCAACCGCCCGCTCAGCCACAGCCTTCTCCAAGGCAATGGATAAATATCTTGGTACTCCTGCAATGTGGACCGCTGGAAAGGTACCAAGGGCAGTAGAAGTTGCGGCTAGGAATTTTGCAATTTCATTAGCTAATTCAACTGGTTCTGATAAAAAGAAGATGATCGACTCGTTTGTGGCGGCTACGCCACTCTGGCTACAGGGGCAATAATGGTAGACCCAACAACCACTAATATGGTTCTTGCCCAGCCGCTTCGTGGCTCGGACGTTGGCACATGGGATGTGCCGGTCAATGTGAATATGGGAATTCTAGATCAGGCTTTTGGTGGCGTCACCACTCTGGCCCTGTCCAGCGCCTCCATTACACTTGCTGCGTCGCAAGCGCAGAACGCCATCATCAGGCTAACTGGAAATCTCACTGCAAACGTATCTATTACCCTTCCGTCTATCTACAAATTCTGGACGATAGACAATCAGCTTGTGAACAGTCCATCCAGTTTCGCCGCCACTCTAGTCTCGACATCTGGCGCCAGTATTATTGGCCTTCCTCCATCCATTCAGGATGTTTTTTATGATGGTATTAATGTCAATTACCGCAATCTAGGTAATGTCGGAGAATATTGGGACTATGCCGCTGGAACAATCCCAACTTGGGTTACACTCAGCACCAAGCCGCCGTATTTGAATTGCAATGGTACAGCCTTCAGTTCTGCTACCTATCCAATTCTTGCAAATCTTCTTGGCACTACTACCCTGCCAGATCAAAGGGGCATGCCACGATACAGCCTGAACCAAGGAACATCTCGATTAAATTCATCCAACGCTGGTGTTGATGGTAATACCATATTCGCCACCAAGACTACTGTTACCGTTACGATAGGAACATCCAACTTACCGTCCTATACCCCATCTGGGTCATTATCATTAGGCTCAGGAACATTGACGGGTACGGCAAACTTTGGTGGGTCTCCGCTTATTAGCGGTGCTGGTAGTGGCGTTGGTGGCGGCGGCGCATTTGGCGTTGTCAGTGGGACTAATGTTGCCATATCAGGCAATCCTTCTGGATCGTTCATCGGTAATAATAATGGCGGCGTCAGCAGTCCACTCGCCACTGTAGCTACAGCGCTTGTTAGCGGCATCACCATGATAAGGGCAGCATAATGGTAGCCAGCAACTTCAAACCATCGTTAGCCGCTGTTCTGAAATCAGAAGGCGGTAATGACGATGATCCGCAGGACCACGGCGGGCGCACCTCGCGCGGTATTATTCAGCGTGAATATGATGCTTGGCGGAAAGAACACAATCTTCCCGTCAAGGACGTTTGGACAGCCACCCAGCAGGAAATAGAGACCATCTATCACGACGAATATTGGTGGCCCTATTGCGATCTTCTGCCGGTTGGGGCTGATTATCTTCTGTTCAATATGAATGTGAATGCTGGCCCATCCCGTGGCGCCAAAATATTGCAGCAGGCGCTGGGAGTTAATGCTGACGGACGTATTGGCCCCGTTACCCGGGAAGCTATCCGCAATGCTGATCCTGCCAAGCTGATCCAGCGCTATTCAGACGCAAGCAGGGCTTTCTATCTTGGTCTCCATCAGCCAAGGTTTACCAATGGGTGGCTCAATAGAGTTAAGTTTGTGCAAGCAACGGCTCTTGGAATGATTAAAACTCAGGTCGCATCACAGGAAATAAAGTCATGAACCCAGAACAAGCCAAAGGTACTGTCCGCTGGATTATTACTACCTTTGGACCATTCATTATCCAGAACGGGTGGGCATCAGCATCGACCCTTGAGATGATTGGCGGCATTATCGTCACAGTGGCGCCGTGGATATGGTCTCTATTTACTCATACCGAGAAGAACGCGGTTACGGTGGTTGACGCCATCGCTCAAAAACCTGAGTCTTCGGTCAAGGCCGTTGTAATGGAACCGACGCAGGCAGGCCGCGAAATCGCAGACTCAATCCCGGGCAATACCACTGTGGTAGCCGGAACCCCAGCAGCAACCAGCATAGCAAAGGCTACGTAAATGCGGAAAATCATCATAGCTCTGACTTTATCGCTAGCTCTCGCTGGCTGCGTCAAAGGTCCGGGTGGGACCAATATCTTCCTGCCGACCGCTAGTGTCACCAATCCACTTGGGCCGACCAGCCTCTATGATCTCAAGTCAACCTATGCCATCGCACAGGCTGGCGCTGATCTCTATGTCCAGCGTTACCGCGATGGCTTCCGATGCACCAAGACGAAGCTGGAAAGCGTATCCAATCTTTGCTCCCGGCGTTCCATTGTCATAAAGATGCAGAATGCTGATCGCTCGGCTGGAATTGCCATTGGCAAGGTGGAAGTCTTTATCCGAGATAATCCGACGATTGACGCAAGTTCGTTGCTGTCAGCCGCGCAGTCTGCCGTAACAGCCTTTTACCAAATCCAGCAAGGAAACCCATAATGGAAACCGCAGCAATCATCGCGATCATCGAACAGGTGATCGGCGCCGCAGTAACGCTAGCTCCTAATGCCATCAAGCTGGAACAGGTCATTGAACCCCTTGCAAAGGGGATTTGGGATCATCTGGTCAACAAGAAGGTCATCACTCAAGCAGATATCGATGCCCTGAATGCCACTATTGCGGCGACATCGGCTCGTATCCAAGCTCCGCTTCCGCCAGCGCAAGATGATGACGTGTAAAGGTTGATATAAGTGGCAGAAAAAAGTGAAACTCGATCATTACCTTGAAGGGAGGCTCTATGAGTGGTCAGTGACCATCTCAATGATCCTTCTTTCGGTCGAGTCCTTTTTCTGGCCGCAAACCCTACAATTCTCAGCATTCTCTGGCTTGATGCAGGTTATGACGGGACCATTCGTCACTGCATTCATGGCGGGCGTAGGTATTATCCGCGCCGCCGCATTGCTTCTTAATGGTCATGCCATTAAGGGCAAGAAGGTGGGACCGCTACTTCGTAGCGTCATGGCTGTTGTATGCGCTACAATGTGGGTTCAGTTCTCCTTCGCCCTATTTGAATTATCCATCAATCAAGGTAGACCTTCCCCGGGCTTGCCGTTCTGGACCGTATTCGTTTTCAGCGAACTATATGTAGCATATAGGGCGGTCAGGAAAAATGATTGACGAAGTAGGAAAAGCACTTGGCCCTTGGCCGATACTTCAATTCGTCTTCGGTCTAGCCGTTCTTTGCTTCGGTGCCATTGCGATATTCAAGGGCCTGAGTAGCGAGAAAAAGAGTGACGCCATGGAGGACAAGAGAATTGAATGGGAGGCCATGGAGCGGCTTCGCTCGATAGATGAGAACACACAAAAGATCGCTGATAACCAAAGGGCTATGCTGGAGAATGTTCGTGGAGCTACGGACCAGATCAGGGGCTTGACGGAACAGATGAAAGCTCTGGCCGCAGCCATTTGGAACAGGGGCGTATAATGGCTAATGGTGAAAAAGTCGTGGTCACTAATCCAGACCCGACAGAAGCTGTTAAAGAAGCGTTAACGCTTGCGATTAAAAATTTATCTGACCAAGTTGCCAACCAGTTTGATGCAAATGATAAAGCAGTCATCCTTGCGCGCGATGAACTTGCATCACAACTTAGCGCGATGATTGTCACTATCGATGGTAAGTTTGCTGCCAACAAGGATTTGGTCGACCAATTGGCCAAAGCCAATGCGGTTGCTCTGACTGCGGCGCTGAGCACTCAGAAGGAAAGTGCCGCCAAGAGCGAGGTGGCGGTTGGAGATATGCTCAAGCAGTTACAGGCTTCGTTCGAGACCGCGAACCGCACCACGAATGAGAAGATTGACCGGCTGACCTCCAGAATGGATACCGGAGAAGGGCGTGGGTTCGGCACTGTAGAAAGCAAGCATGATCGGTTTGCTGATAAAGGACAGGCGCTGACTATTGTAGCGATAATAATCGCTGGGGCGGCTCTCGCCTATTCCATCTTTGGACATTTTAAGCCATAGAAAAAGACCTTCTTGTCAAGACTTTAACCTCACTATCTATCATGTTAGCCACCCTTACCTAAATCAGGCAGGGGTTCTTCCTTATGAAGAAGATCATCATCACCACGATCTTTCTATTACTCACGTCAGCCGCACAAGCCCAGATCATCTCCCATCCCAGTGGATGCCCTCGCAGGGCATTCTGTGGCTGTGGCGCTGCGGTGGAAGTATTCGGTAGGCCAATAAGGGACCTCTGGCTGGCAGCTAACTGGTTCCGCTTCCCAAGAAGCCATCCAGCGCCCGGGATGGCGGCGGTACGGCGCCATCATGTGTTTGTGTTGCGCCAGCACGTCGCTGGTAACGTCTGGCTGGTCTATGACGCCAATTCAGGTCGGCATCAGACCCGTGTCCACACTCGATCCCTGAGCGGATACGTGGTAGTAAATCCACGTGGCTAAAATCTTTGTATTAATCCTGTTGCTGGGTAGTGATTCAGCACAAGCGGCTGACTTTGAGGAACCAAAAATACCGTCTCGGTTCACATGCGCCATCGTCAAGGCGCTATACAAAAAGTACTCAAAGCAATACTCGCAGGTAGATATGGAAAACTACCTGCGAAGTAAGCATATACCGGAAGAGAAGATAGAGAGTGCTAGACGGTGCTTGGCGGCGTAACTGCCGTGGTCAGCGCCGTGTTGTTGGTCTCGATCTGGGTAGCCGCCGCATCGATAGCAGCCTGATCGTTGGCGGCAAGAGCGGCTACAACGGCAGCCACAGCTTCGGTATTGGCCGCAACAGCGGTATTAAGACGGGTAAGGTCAGCCATGATGATCTCCAAGAGTTCGCGGTCAGTCCGCCAAAACCATCGGCGGTAAAGCCTGAGGTATCGTACCATTAGTCCCTCCTGCTGTCAGCTACAACATTATGAACCTGATATAGTTGCAGCTACAGCTTGGGCGTAATCCAGTTTTCTATCAAGCTCCTTGACGTGACGCTCATGCCCAATAAGTGCGTCATCCTTGGTGGAATAGCGCTCGCAGGACATCTCCTCGCCCATATCACACACACAATTGCCAGCATCGCCCGGCTTTTCCCAACGATGGTCATCGAAGACCATTGTCTCAAACAGGATCGGGGGGCCTTTTCCTGACCAATTATGGTCAATACCGAGAAAGACGGTCGAAACAAGATAACCATCTCTTTCGTACTGTTTTATGACAGTATTATCATGGTTCTCAAACCAAGTACCCCATACCCGCAAGGGTACATCTTTTGGGATGCCTTCTTCGTCCAGTATCCAGCGCTTGATACGATCAATCATCGCAAGCCGCCTCCGCCCAGCTAGCCAGCATCACCGGCAGTCCATACTCTCCATGTAAGTCGGCGGGCTTCCATTCCTCTTCAACCTCAGAGGCTAAATCCTCTTGCATGCGAACAAGCTCGCCGCAGAACTCCATTAGTTCTCCATAGCTCATCTCCAAGATGAGGGCTGCGATTTTGGCCTTCCTTGATTTATCCATCAGTGCCTTACTCCAAATCCCATAGAGCGGACCTTACCGCCCTTACCCTGATTGAATAGCTCGGCAATGGTGTACTCGCGCTTCTCCATGGGGATGGGAAGACTGGCCGCCTTGGCCGCCGCCTGAGCCTCAGTCAGGTTCAGGGCGCGAGTATGCAGAACCCCAAAGCATCGTCCCGGACGCAGTAGCGCCTGATCTACCCGGGTAAAATCATTCAGGTTGGTGGTAAACACCAGCTTCTTATTGGGAAGCTTGATCAGGCCGTCCGAGACGTTCAGGAAGCGGGACATCATGTCATTGCCATCCCGCTCCCGGTCAGACAGGATGGTATCGGCATCCTCGATGATCAGGACATCGCCGTCTTCATCAAACAGGAAGCTCTGGAACACCTTATCGTTACGCATCAGGGCCTCATCATAGATAACGTGAGCCGTCAGCTTGTGGTCCACGATCAGATGGCGCAGCAGCGTGGTCTTGCCGGTGCCGGGAGGGCCAGACAGCATCAGGATGCTCTCCGGAGCCGCCAGATATTCTTCCAGATATTTGGCCGGATCACCCAAGTCCGGGTAGAATTCAGGACGCAGAACGGTCTTATTGGGCGGCAGATGCATATCCCGGGTGACAGGACCATGCTGTTCTTGGGTCCACCATTTGATCTGGGATAACTGGGTATTGTCCAGAGAGGACTCGATCTCATTCTGGACGGCCTCAACAGCATCAGGATGACCTAGTATCTCTATGCCGATATCATAAACACCAAGAGAAGATTTTCCTCTGCGGATATTGTTGGTGGTGGCTTGAATGAGAATGGGATACTTGTCGTGCTTGCCGGTCACAATCACATTATGTCCTCCCCACGGCATGACAGCGCGAGCATTCTTAAGAGGCGCCTTCAAGCGCTCAATAATGCTGGCCATGGAATTTTGCTCTTTATCCAGACACACGCTTACCTTAGCGCTCAGGATATCCGTGGCATTATCCACGATAAACTTCTGAGTGAATTGATGCCAACTGGAGCCATCCACGACGGTAGAATGGCCCATATCCATTAGCTTGCCGATATCAGTCACTGACTTTTTCCCTCTTGTGATCTCTGTAATTCCCGCTGAGGCTCTGCCTGCTGTCCACCAGCCTTGTGGAGCAACGCATTCTTCCAGAAATATTTCTTTATAGTGTTTGTATTCTTCTTCATTCCATACGGACGGAAGAGCACCTATGTTCTCCGTATCGTCTTCCCACTCATGGTCCTCTTCCATCCTGACGCTCTCGATCCCGGAAATGGCCTACTCTTCCTTAGTTTTACACCCAGATGTTTGGCTTTTTTATGGTAGATGCGGGATTTTTCCGCAACATCTGCTTTTGTTTTGATCTTGTCGCAGGCTTCGTGAATAGGACGAAGGTTACTCTCACGATTTTCCCCACCGTTAATCAGCGCAATAGTGTGGTCACACACCCATCGTTTGGCGACAATCTTGATGGTGCAAATGCCACAGATGCCGCCATGGTTAGTAAAAATCCTAATGCGAACGCGAGGAGGAATGGCCGCGTCATCATTCTTTCCAATCCATTCCTCATCCAGACTTCTGCTCATCGGACTCCTTGCCTGATCGCCAGAGTAATTAGAAAACAACCCAGCAAAAGATGCCGATGACCCCGATCAGCAGTGGGGTCATGGCGATGAATATCAACCAGTTCTTTAGTGTGCTCATTCACTACCTCGGACAGCCGGCCTGATCGCTATTGTGGCATCTCTGCGATGGTCTCATGTGTTTCGCTTTCTACTGATGACCGTCGAAGTCGGCCTCTAGCCACCGCATCAAATCTTCGAAATTGTCGAATGTCTTCGCGGGCGGCTTCTTCGCGGCTTCCAAAAGCTCTTTAACAAAGTCGGGGCCATATTTCTGAGGTTCGTCTTTCTCGCGGGGCATCCCCGGTCTCCTTGCCTGATCGCTAGTGCGGGTCCGTTGGGCCAAACCAATCCTCGACCGCCTTCTGGATGGTCATGGCGAGGTCGTGGCAGGCATTTTCATGAGCCGTGAAGCCGCCTCGGGCGCTCGAATGCTCGTCAGGCGGAACATCCTTCAGGAAATGTTCGGCTAGTTCGTAGCAGGCTGGATCATAATTCTTGGTGCCCATTTTGATACCTTCGCGGATCATCGTTGTTGAAAAGATACGTCTAAGTTTCATTGTTTCGGAGTGTTTGAATGATCGCTACATTCCCTTAGGCTTACGGTATACACAAAGCAGCTTGGGTTTATACCCACGTAATATGCAAAGGTGATCCCGGTTATCTTTTGACCAGCGAAGGCGTGGATCAGTATAAGACAATATGCCGAAATTCTGTACGATTACACCATCCTTTCCTTCTTCAACTGTTCCATCAGGAACAGGAGAACAATGCTGTTCATCACAGCAAGATAGCTCATACCATTCATGAGCGGCAGCAGGGCCTCCTAGAAGGATCAGGATCGGAAGGAACCACTTCATTTCTTCTTCCAGAACTTGCTGCGCTTGGTGTATTTGCGTTTTCCTTTGGTCGAAGTCTTTTCCACCTTGATCTTCTTGACCTTGGTTGGCTTGGCAGTAGGGATGCCGCTTTCTATAAAGCTGCATGCTTTCTCAGCAACATTAATCAGCGCATCGCCATCGAAACCACGCCGGATGAACTCCACAGTAATGCTTTCGCGTCTGCGAAGCGCTTCGCTATAAACTTGGCCTTCCAGCCAGTCGATGCGGGATTGAGTTGCTTTCTCATACTGGGCTGCTGTGTATTCGTTTTCTTTCTCTCTTTCGGATTTGGTCATAGGCGGCTTTCTGCTCTGTGTGTTGCTTCCTGAGACATGAGTTCTTGAAAACGCATCCTCAAGAACTCCATTTGAACTTTGTATAAATTAGCTTGTCGTCTGGCTTCCACCATCTTGGTAACGTGATCTTTCCACTGAGGGGAAGACTTAACCAAGACCTCTGCACGATTTACAGCAAGCTTGATGTTCTCGCTGATCAGCTTGCTTGTCATGTCAGCGAAGTATGCGCTCTTGGTCTCCTCCAGAAGCGATGCGGCAGCGTCTGCGTCAACCCACAGGTTGGCCGCCGTCCTATATTGTTCCGATATGGGCTGGTTGTTGCTCATCAATCCTTCCGATGAAGTTCCAGATGATGAGGTTTACAAAGCCACCTAACCTCTAACGGTTTAGAATAATCATCATGATGAGCTTCTGCCCTCTTACCGCATTTCTCACATTGCTGTCTGGAAAGCTTTCCATCACGGATCGCGTTTCCAACTTTTATATGAGCACTCCTCTTATCGCGATTGGCCGCAAGCCACTTTTCTTTATCTCGCTTTCTAGCCTGAGTCCATTCAGGATCGATACCGTATTTATTTTTATAATTCGCTCTAACTTTTTTCTTTCTGGAATCAGTGCGGCCTCGGACGCGATCATACTTATGGATATCTTCCAGATTTAGCTCTCGATGCTTCATAACTCTAGTCTTAACGCAATCCTTGCATTTATTAAGATGGCCATCCGCCATCTTCTTGTGGACATAGAAGTCCTCAAGATTTTTAACTATACCGCAAGAGTTGCATTTCTTCTTCATCTAAACTCTGGAGCGAATGGGATGTCGTCGCTATCCAAATCGTCTGGTTTACGAGCATCTGGTCTGACTTGTGGCGCTGGCCGCTTGAACTTGTTGACTGCTGGCGTGAACGAACCTCCAGTACCTGTTCCAGCATCGATCTTGGCCTGACCTCGCTTATCTTCAGATACCTGAAGATACTGGTTGCCAGCCGCTGAAGTCTTTTCCCAGAGAGATATGGCATGTTTGACGCCATCGATCTCTATAACGCCAGAGAAGACTGGTCCGTTGGGGGCGTCCTTGCTGAACAAGGCGCCACTGATGCGATATTTCCCGGTCATGCTTTGGTCTCCTCTTTCTTCAGGTCATTGATGGCCTTGATGATGGACATGCTCAGATTGGCAAAGGTCTTGGGAGCATCCTTCTCCATCTGGCCCAGCGCCGTCTGGTTCAGTTCGCGCCACATCTCAGCCATCTCTGAGTTAGGGCTCTCCTTGATTGACGCGATCAATTCCTTGCCAAAAGATACCCAGTCGCTGCCAGTCTGGTTGGCGTTCATTCCAATCACAATCTTATACGGCCCCTGAATTGTGGTTATCGCTACTCCGTCACCGGGCGGTTCATTTGTCGGCAAGCCGCTCTTGATTTTTATACCAGTTGATATCGGGTCTTCTTTCATTACATCAGGCTTTGGAGCAATTGGCTTGCGATCCTGAACCTGATTTATAACATTACCATCTGCGGCGTTGGCATCGTCATCTTCTTCTGCCGCAATGCCCAAGAGGCTTGTCAGTGAGTACCGGCGCATGAAAGTCAGAGCCGAACCAAATTGTTGGTTGCCGCCACCATCAAACAATAGCGGCGTCTGGCAAGCGATCCACTGCCCAGAACCATGCATGAGCCGAGTATCCAGAATGTACGTACCCTCATCCAGCTTCATGATTTGTGTAAACCACAGACCATTCTCTGTCAGGGGCAATCTGACCATATCGATGATATGGTCCAATGTGGCGTAGCGAAATGAATAACCTTGTCCGCCAGATTTGGGCGTGACCTTGACTTCCCGGTTTCGCTCCGGAGACCTGATCTTGGCTTGAGCCAAAGCCAGCGCCTGTACAAGCTGTTCGATGTTCTCGGAGCGAGTTGGATCAGTCCAGCGGGGTAATACGGATACTTCCATTTTTGGCTCGCTTGGCTTGTAAACCACGTCCGTAAATGCGTCTGACATCTGCTGGTACCATCCCCTTGATTGCTTCAACTGACTTTGCGAATTTCTCAGCATGGCCTCTGTTCAAGAGCCAATCATCTGCTGCTTCAGCATAGGCATTGTTTGTGGTCAAATTAAGTTCTCGCATTTGTTCGTGCGGGACATAAATCGGCGCTGGTTCGATGATAACCGGCTCCGTCATCATCCAGACGTGGTTCATGAACCTGTTAGCCCGTGCCATCAATTCGTCAGCGTAGTCTTTGTCGTAATTGACGTACTCGACATATGGCTCAGCAGCGCCAGCAATGATGGAGATCGCGCACTTGTTGCTCTTGGTGCATTCCATCTGCCATGTCATCTGCGGGAAGTAGCGCTGAATAATTGTTTCAGTCTTTTCCCATCCTCCCACATGTTTAGTTTCCACTGGGCATAACAAAACCGGATCGAACCCGTCCAAGGTAGCGGCAGCCCAGTCATGGTCAGGATGTATAACCACCTCGCCACGGCGAGTAAGAGATACCCCGTGCTTTTTCTCGTACCAATCAAGGTTCAATCCCTCCGTAACTTCGCCCAATCTCACGGGCCAGTTGTCACTGAAGTCTGGCTCGACATAGCCGGGATCGCCAACCATCTCGCGCCAGAGGTTCATGATGCGCTCCTTGTCACCAGAGACAAGAGAGCCGATAGAGGAAGCCGTTAGCTTCCCCTGCCTAGCCGCTTTCTGTTCAGGAGTGAGTGCCACGGATTTTCGTTACCTTATCCATAATATTCTTGGCAAATTGCTCTGCATGATCCACATCCATGCCGAACCACGCCACTTCTGTTCCGAAGTGGACAACGATCTTTTCCTGATCAATGCCAACTCTAATTACTAATTCCCCCTCATCATCGTCATTAAGTTTTCCTTGAGGAAAATTACCTGTCGGTCCTGCTTTCATTTTATGATCTCCCGGATGCAGTTGCGAGTTTTGGTAGTTTGAAATCTTTCTTCTGGCGGTCCCTGATCTTGATCTCCATCAGGAACCAGAGAGCAATATTGGCGAAGTTAGCTGCCAATTCCAAATAGCCAGCACCCTTGATGGTATCCGTGATAAGGAAAGTCCCATTGAAGAAGAGAAAGAATGTTCTAACGTAGAAGCTACCGCGCCCACCGGCCAGTACAAGTCTATTGTAAGCTTCTGGTCCCTTATTCTGGAGGATATATCGAGGCAGTGAGATCAGCGTGCTACATAAGAATACCATGGCGCCGATCCACATGCTCTGGCGCTGGATGCATGACAGAACAACAATGGTCATATCCAGAAAGATGAACGTCGCCACGAACATCCCTGTCCAGTCAAAGACCCAGAGATAGAGATCATTGATCCGGGCGACTAACCAAGCATCAGCCTTTTTGTAAATCTCCATGGCGTCATGCTGCCTTTGACTTCTTGACAAATTTACCGTTCTCGCGAATGGCTCCACGCCGCCGCGCCATGCCTTCCTTTCGGCCAGCAGCCCGAACACTAGGGAGATCGGAGCGTTCGATCAGACGATTGATCTTCTGGCCCTTGTTCATATGATCGACCATCAGACGATAGAGTAGATCAGCCGCCGCTCCACCACCAGCAGAAAGCTTCTGAATAGTGGGATCAGTCAAAGGAAACGCCTTCAGCTTCAAGCGCTGCTTGGCGTCAATCACCAAACGATTTTTATCCCAGAAGTTTTCATGAAGTGTAAATACCTTGGCAATCATGTTGAGGAAGTTCGCTCGCAAATGCGTCGTCAGGTCTACATATTTGACGCCTTTGATACCCCAGATTTCATCGATCACTTCATAGAAGCGATAGATGTTATCGCGCAAAACCTGAATGCCGACTTCATCAGCCACCCGAGCCAGCAATGGTGGGATCAAGGTAACGGAAGTAGTCGGCCCTACAGAAGCAATACCTCTAGATAGGTGCAGCGCCACCTTGCAGTAGGAAGAGGCCGTCATAAGCTCGTTGCGGCTCATGCGTTGGTTCCAGCAAACACGCCCATAAAGCGCAAAACTGGGATCATTGTGCGTGAGGCCATAGAGCGTAAGCAGCCCGTTACTTTCCTCGCGAGCATTGCGAAGAATGATATTGGGAGACATCGCAGTGCGGCGGACATTCAGCAACGTAAAGAGTTCCTTCTCACTCTCACGCGTGGTGCTGAAGCGAACTTCGGCGCCAATCCTGATAGAGGCGATATCGTCTGGATTATTGACGGCATACTTGCGGAGCGCGCTTACCCGCTGGAGACCGTCGATGATATAAACATCATCCTCCAGATAGAACATCTGGCCGCGCGTCGTAAACTTCTCGCCACGCATGCCCAGCATAATGTCAGGCAGGCGCGTATGGTTCTCTACTGCGGCGTAGATAGATGATTTCTGCTTGTTGGCATGCTCCAGAATTTCCCGCTGGTAATCACCAACACGAAGCTCCAGAAGTGCAGCCAGATCAAGCCAGCCGTGTGCAACAATAGTTCCGTCACCCTTGTCATCCAGAGTAGCGTTCTGGAGGCGAACGGCAACGATCTCCCTCTCATGCTTGGCAGCCATAGTGTTTCCCTCTTTGTATAAATCGAATAGCGCTAGCCGATATAGTTACCGCAACTATTCTCTATGCCTGACTGGGAGCGACCCACTTGGTGCACCAATCTATATCGCAGGGTTAGTGGCGGCGCGTTGGAAAGGAACCGAGCCTTTCTCGGGGAATGTCCTCAGGTTACATTCCGACTGTCATCTCTCCCGGCTTTTCCTCCCCCGGGACGGCCTTGCGCCAAACTTATTCAGTGCTGAATTCCCGCACGCCTTCTATCAGATGATAGGGCGGACGCTTGTTCTTTACCACCTTCTTCTTTCCGTTGGGCGCCTTGGTCTTACTTTGCGTTTTTCCAGAACCACGGTGCGAAGGCTGCATCGGAGATAGCACATATACTCCGGGCATGAAATTGGTGCCACGATCAAACGCGACAATCTCCAGCCGCATGCTTTCAGGTGTATGATACCGAAACCACTTGTTCCTCACCTTCAAATAGGTTCGGCTTTTGTAGACACGAACCGAAGTACATTTCGGTACCTGCCGCAAGCAAGCTCTGGCAGCGGCGCAACTGGAAGGCTCTTTAGACTTTCCAGCATTGATATCCTGACGGCTGATCTCGATCACAACGCGTGACTTTGCGTCATGAACCGGCATCCCGTCGATCTTCAAATTCTTCATCTAATTCCCTCTAAGTAAGGTTTCGATCCCACACTAAATACACATTGGGTTTGGCATGTCAAGCCCAATTTGGGTTTAAGGGCAATAGCCATCCAGCCAGCATCCTAATTGTACAGTAGCGATCAGAAGAAAGAGAATTCCCAGCGCAACAATCAAAGTGCCGCCAAATGTAGTGTTGCGGATCATTTGGGCTTTCCATCTGTCGATGTGTCCGAGTGGGTACCAGCCCCGCCGAGATCCAACGTCACCGATGGATCACTCTCTCCCGAGGGTAGAGAGCCTATGCGAAGCGGGGCTGATTGTGGTGTCGATGAGAGCGCAACAGCGACGAGCACCTGTTGCAGGATCATGTCCTTGTAGGCCACATCATTTGTGATGAGCGCGGTTTCTATCCGGGCGAGACAAGCATCATCTAGCGGTCTTTGGGCATGACCGGCAAACTTCTGTAGGTAATGAGCGGCTTCACCTAGAGCATTTCGAACGTCAGCGCTGGGCATATCCTCTTGCAGATAGATCAGCGCCTGCGCCAACTCATTCAGTCTCGCGGTCTCAGGAGAAATCTGGTTCATTTCATTTCCCTCTTGTGTTGATCGTCAGTATACATTATGGGTATTGGTAGAGGCTTGGCAAGAGGATATTAGCATGCGACTTCGCGAATGGATGGATAAGACAAATACGGATGTTCTGAAGTTCGCAGAATTAACCGGATCATCAGTGCATACTGTAAAGAAGTGGCTGAAGAACCGAGAAAAAGACGGTAGAACACCAAGACCAGCCATGCAGGCCAAGATAAGGGCCGTAACCAAAGGTGATGTAATGCCCAATGATTGGGTGGCATAATGGCCGCCAAGGGCTCCAAGGGAGTATACTACGGCGATACGCCGTGGAACGAACGCACAATTAGTCATTTGAAATTATGGTGGGAACAAGGTTTAACGGCCACTGAGATTTCTATAAAGTTCTCTGAGATGGAGTATTCTATTACCAGAAACGCGGTAATAGGTAAGGCGCACAGGATGAGCTTCAAGCAGCCCCCACGGGGTATTTCCCCCAAGGCGCCACGACAGCGCCCCCGGAAGCGGATCATTTTGCCGCCAGCGGACCCGCGCGCCAAGGTCTGGTCCAGCAAGAAGACCAAACTGCCCACCATCATCCAGACTAATATTCTGGATATGGACAACCCGGGCATCTCGATCATGGAGCTTCGAGATGATACCTGCCACGCCATTGTGCGGGACGGTACCTTCAACGCGCTTGCTACATACTGCGGTGTGAAGACGGAAGATAAAAGTTCTTACTGCCCAGCCCATGCTGAGCTTTTCTATCAGCCGCCTCAGGAACGTTCCCGTAGGCGCTAACGAGGCAGAGAAACGGCGGCTCGTTAATGGGGTTTACTCCGCGTCGTGACAGGTAGGAAAGACTCCCAACCCATCCTCAAAGGAACCATCCATGCCCATTTCTCTCGGCGAGAAGACGACATCCATATTCAGTCAGTTACCGCTGGCATCCCTGAACAAACCTAACGGTTTATGCACGTCTATCGTGGATGTGGATACGACTGACTTCGCGCCGGGGTGGTACAGCTTTTCAGGGAATTTCATGATCGCGGTATGGATTGGCCACGTCATGTACACGCATCACATCGATATCGGAACCAGCCTGACGCCAGAGACTGCGCCAGCGGGCGGGGCTGGATTGGGCAACCACGATCCGGTTCAAGGCGATGCTGGCCCCGGAGGCAATGCGGTGACACTGCTTAAGCCGGTTGGTACCCGCCTCATCAAGATCGATAACCCGGGCATCCAGCATGTCTATCTACGCGCCCAAGTATACCATAACGGCGCTAACATCGATGGCACCAATGCCTGTTATGGGTCTGGCTGCCTGAACTGGCACAAGATCGCGGAACTTTAATATAATAGGACGCTCTTCGCCCCTAAGCAGCCTGATTAATTCCATAATTTCTTCTTCATCGCTCATCTGGGTTCCCTCCTTATTTGGAAGCCCAGATTTGGCATGTCCAGAGATTTAAGTCTGAGCAATATTGCTCAACAGCCCCTACAAATATCAGGAGGCTTGGCAGGAAAGGGCGGCAAGTCATCCACTTGGCTGGGATGATCCCGGCTATTTACTACCTTTGAGGAGTTGAAAGTTGGAACCTTGAATGATCCCTAGCCCTCCCCCGAACAAGGCCCGTTCCGCGACCACCAAGATCGCAATTAGAGCAAGTGCTCCAATGACATACTTTATGGGTACAGAGAGATTACCGGGCGCCAAGAAATCTATCACCATGTAGATGATATATAAAACCACCATCACTACGATAAGACCGATAGCGAACTCGATTACAGCTACTGGCGTAATGGCCATGACGCCGCCGCCGCCAAATAAAACGCCTTTTATAGCAACCAGAAAGACCAATAGTGCAGTGCCGCCAACAGCATATCTGGCAATCAGCTTGAAGCGTTCGTCTGGCGCGATGAAGTCCAAGGCGAGAAAAATCAGGTAAACAATTATACACAACCCGACTACGGCTATCAGAAAGTCCATCAAGCCTGAGCCTGTCATGGCGCATTCCCTCCGGGGGTGAAACTGTATAACAATACACCATGGACCCGAAAAGTTCCCGTATCACTTTGGACCTCTCCCTTCCACCCAGCGTCAACCGTTTGTGGAAGGTCAGCAATGGCAAGCTGTATCGCTCTCCGCAGTACATGCAATGGCTCAAGACGGCTGGGGTAGAACTTATCAGCCAAAAGCCCAAACTACCCTGCAAAGCCATCTCTGGCCCTTACAGCATGATCCTGAGATTGAAGCTAGGCGGCGCTAGCGATCTGGACAATCGCATCAAGGCTGTGTCCGACCTGCTACAGGCGCACCAAATTATTCAGAACGATAATCTTTGTAGAAAGCTACTTGTGCTTTGGGATGAAAATCTACCAGTAGCGTGCAGGGTGACGATTAGATCAATCCCTAGCCGTATTGACTGACGCATATCTGTCATGCAGAATTCGCATATCAGACGAGCGGCTTCAGAAATGAAGCGGCCCCCGGTGCGGAGGGAAATCACACACCGAGGGCCAAACGCAAGTCGCGGGATACGGAAGCGCGCCCTGCTTACTGGGTAATATACCTAGTCGCATTCCGTTCCACAAGAGAGGATACGGAATGTATGTCTGATATCTCCCAAAAGCTTTTTGAAATCGCCAGCATCGATCCGACCAGTTCCATTGGAATTGCTGTCAAGCAGCTTGCTGAGATGCAGGCAAAAGAGGAGCACAGAAAGGCTTCCCAAAGGGAGCGAACTAGGCGCTGCGTGGCCAAGGCAAACGTTAGCCTAACGGTGTGTGAGCCTAACGTTAGTTTAACGGTGGAGGCTGAAAACACCAATAAAATCAATACAGGAGACCGTTATCCTAACGTCGATGAGGTATATATATATAATACTATCCCTAGTAATAGTGTATTAGTAGTAGAAGAAAGTAAGAAAGAAGGAAGTAAGAAGAAGAGAGTAATATCGCGCGCGCGCGAGGCTGAGTTCCAGATCGAATTCGATGGAACAATCTGGCCAATGTACCCCAACAAGGTTTCAAAAAAAGACTCGCTGAAAGCATATTGCGCTGCACGCGAGAAGGTTCCCCTCCAGACCATTGCGGATGGTCTCCAGCGCTACATCTCCACAAAACCAGAATACCAAGATTGGTCGCACCTAGCGACATGGCTCAACAAGGAGCGATGGGAGGATGTCCAGAATGCCAACAGAGCTAACAAAACCAGAACCATGGCAGTTGCCCATTCGACTAGCGGAAGTGGCATGTTGGCCGCTCTGGGTAGAGGAGCGGCGCGTGTCCTTGAAGACGGTTTATCGAAACGGAGCGAAGATACCCCCGGCGTTTTTGCCTTCCCACCTATTGCCCACGCCAGAACAGCGAGCCGAAATTGAAAAATTCAGACAACATATCCTGACTAGGTTCCCGATGTATCTTGGCCCAGAGAGCGCTGCCAAGACTATGGCCACTATATCCAAGATGATCATGGTGCTTGCTAGTAAGTCTGGTGGGGATGACGCTATGGAAGCTAGGGGAGAAGCCTACATGATGGCGCTGGAAGATATCCAATCATGGGCTGTAGAAGAGGCTGCGCGGAAGTGGTATCGCGGGGAATATGGATCAGAATATGATTATAAGTGGATGCCTGACCCAGCTACAATTCGATCTCTTGCCCATCAAGAGGCTTATAAAGTTCGTTCTGCCTTAGTGCTGGCAATCGATATTGGACTCGCCCAACCTCTTTTGGAAGAGCCGGATTACAGCGATGAATATCGCGCTAAAATGCTTGAGAAGCTTTCTCATCTAAAATTAGATTTAAAGGATAGTGAGATAAACTAATGAAATATTATACAGGACCGATCGAAGAAGTTCGCCCCGGAGATATATTAACCGCTGAGCGCCAGCTTGAATATCGTGAATATATGGCCAAGAAACATAATATGAAAAATATTAAACTGTGGGGACCTAACGAGACCTACAAGGATAGCGGCGCTAGACCTTTCGCCGTTAATATCTCTCCTGCTAAGCCTCTTCCTAAACAACCAGAAGAACCTAACCCGTTTGAATGAATTCCATGGCGCTGGTGATTTCTTCTTCCGAGAAATCGCTAGGAGTTTCAGCCCGGCCATACCAAGGCCTGTCAATTGTCCAATCTGGAGCTTGATACATCACTGTCCAGCCATTACCTAAATCCTCGCAATGCCGCATACTGCCTTCTGGCAGTATGGTATCCAAAGCGTACAATCTCTTTCCATCCTTTGAGACTTTGTGTGCATATCTCTGGTTCATGGTAGAAATTCGATTGATGATCCATTCTTCAACCATTGATTATCTCCATGGCGCGTTCAATACCTTCTTCGGTAAAGCCATCATCAGTGATTACTACACCCCATGGAAATACATCATGCGCCGTTAATGCCTTCTCTGAGTTCTCAAATTCAAACATTGTTGGGGTTTCTAATCTAGTTGCAAACTGATATGGATGATGTCTGTTATTATGACCCGATATCTGTACCTGTGTGAGAACAATCATTCTCCCGCGCGGAGTCATGACTTCCTTATGATCCCAATATTGGGTATTGCGAGGAATTTTCTCCCAATCCTCCGGGATATCCCAGATACGATTGGGGTCATTAATATCGCCATAGATGAACACTAGAACCCAGTGTTTTCGCCCATCCGGTCCCATCACCACATAGCTGCGCTCGATTACTGCGTGGTTTATCCTTTCCATGTTAGAAACAAATGCAGTTTCTTCTGGCGTGAGATGTATTGGATGTAGGATTGTGCTCATAACGGCCCCTGTAGTATCCTGCTGCCTAGATAAACCCAGATTGTGTCACTATCAAGGATGATCCATGGGAGTGCTTCGTAACATAGACGATGAACGGTTCTGCCAACTGGTAGTCTCAGGCCGCGACCCCGCAGATGCCTATACCGACACTGGAGGGCTGTCCAAGAACCCTAGCTACGCCGCCGATCGCAAGATGCGAAAGCTGGTCATCCGGAAGCGGCTGGAGGAATTACTCGACGTAGGGGCTCGCAAGGCCATGCTGAGCCGGTCCCAGATACTCCAGAGGATGGTGGAAGATTGGGATTTGTCTCGAAAGCTAGGTCAAATGGCAGCCGCAGCAACAAATGCAAAATTAATAGGGATGGAGACTCATAAAATGTTCGTTGAACGCAAGGAGATAGGAGGTGCTGGGGATTTTGATCAAAAAACCGCCACAGAGTTGTTAGAGTTTATCAAACATGAGATTTCAGAGCTTGGCCTTGGCGCTGAAGAGATCAAACAACTTGGTATAAATATTGAACCCAATGTCACCATCTTGCCTCCATTGAAGAAGACTGGTACGGAATGAAAAAATGCTCATGTTGCCAAATACTTAAACAAGAAGATGAATTTTGGAGAGTTCGTAAAGGCCAACCAAAACTACAGAATAAGTGCAAGGCCTGTGGCACAGCCATGACGCGAGAATGGCGCCGTAAAAATCCAGAACGCAGCGCCGAACTTAGCATGTGGGCCAAGAAAAACCCAGATAAAGTTCGATCCAAGCTTCTCCTGAAGCTTTACGGCCTAACTCCCGCTGATTGGGATCGAATGTTGGCTGACCAAGATGGCGGCTGCGCCATTTGCGGCGATAATGAGCCAGCCAGAGGGTTCCACGTAGATCATTGTCATAAGACTGGGCGCGTCCGTGGCTTGCTCTGCACCAACTGCAATCATGGTATTGGGAACTTTAGTGAGGACCCCAAGACGATCTTGGAAGCGGCCCGCTATGTCATGAGGGACCAGCTTATCAAGCTAGATGCGCCGGTTCCAATGGATGATAACCAAGCCGCAGAATTCCTGCGAGATATAGAAGAGGGAAGAGCCATTCCGGTTGTGAAGAGGAACTAGCTTTCTATAAATTCTATTGCCTTGGTGATATCTTCCTCGTTGAATTCTTCCTGAGATAATTCAGCAATTAAATCCTCAGGAAATGTACCATTCCATCTATTCCATTCAGGAGACGCATTATCGGGGTATCGATGCGTGGAATACCATTTATTTATTCCTTCTATGGTTACTAAGAACCAACCACGTTTGGTTTTGTACCAAGTCTGTTCTTGGTGGTTCCACGAAGATAAATCCTCTTCTCCCGTCAAATCCCATACGCCTTCATAGTTCATGATCTTTCCTCCTCTATTTCATCCATGATGATCTGAGCCAACTCGATATCTTCCTCATCGAATTCTGGCGTCATGAAAGATGACGGCGCAATGATGTGCGGCGCTATGTAACTATCCCAGAACGTTGGGGGTATTCCCTCCACTTTTGGTTCTCCAACAGCACCACCATCATAGAGTTCAGTGGCCATGTATTCGTTAATAGCATTTGGGACATTATGCCTAAAGATGAGACCTTTTTTAGTTAGGTGTATGGAAATATACTCAGATGCGCAGCAAAATATTCTTGCATATTCTTCCACGCTTATATCACTCAGCAAATTCCATACCCTCTTCTCATCATCGAATATTGGATGATAGATGCTCATTGTGTTTCCCTCTTGTTGTCCTATATGGCCCTTACGATGCCTACAGGAATCAGAACAGCACCTCCCATTTATGGGAGGAAGATATGCGCCAAGTGTGGCGAAGAAAAGCCTATCGAGGATTTCTATAGAGAAAGAAATCCTTGCCGGGCTTGCCGCTATAAAGCCTCCAATGCATGGAGATTGAATAATCTAGAAAAAGTAGCGGCTCAAACGCGGGCATGGCACAAGCGTAATCCGGAACGTAGCAGCGATATGTATCGTCGCCGAAAATATAAAAATTTAGAGTGGGGTGATTTCGACCGGATGCTCAAGGAGCAAGATAGCAAGTGTGCCATTTGCGGTATAACCGACCCAATGGGGCGTGGAGGTTTCCACATAGATCATTGCCATAAAACAGAAAAGATACGTGCGATACTTTGTCATAACTGCAACTTGGGAATAGGTAATCTCCAGCACGACCCGCGTATTTTGCAGGCCGCGCTGGAGTATTTGTTGAAGCATAGCGACGAATGATTTTACTTGTAACTTACTGTCCTGCCATAGGGAGCTTTGGCGCCAGAGTTGGCCCAGTCTACCCAAACTACGGGAAACTCAGGCTGTGGACCAAAACTGGAGGTCATCATGTCCGTGAGGAAGATGCAGCCGATGACATCGGACATCTCACCAACGGTCTTCATAGCGGTATCGAAGTTAGTCCCACCACCACCACCAGCATTCCAGCCCTTCAGGTCTTCTGAGGACTTGGCTTCCAGTGTGTTCTGGATGCGGGTATCCACAGAGATAAGCGTGACATGGTTGATCAGGTTCTGATCCAGAAGGCTTGCAGCCTCCTCGCACATTTCTTGGATCATCTGCTGGCTGACTGAGCCAGAGACATCCAAGCACATGACCAGCTTGAACACCTTGTCATTTCCGTTCCCGGGAAAATATTCATCATTCCCAAGGCGGCGCCGGTTGGGCCGTGTCCAAACGCGAGTGGTGTTGGACTTGGCATCGCGAGACATATCCCGGATCAGGTCTTTCCAATCGATTTTCTCTTTCGGGAAAAGGTCTTGGATCAGACGCTGAAGATTACCGGGCATGGTACCGGGCGGGGATTTCTCGATAGCTCCCGCGACGGAATTCTTCCATTGGCGCTCGCCCTGTTCCTGTTCTTGCTCTGATGTCTCGTCAGAGAACATGGAGCCGGGCTTTTCTTGTTCTCCCTCTTGGCCCTCGCCTTCGCCTTCCCCGTCGCCATCTCCATCCTCAGGCTGGCCTTGACCCTGACCTTTGCCCTTCTGTTTCTGCTTCTGCTTTTCTTGTTTTTCTTCCTGCTGTTGCAGGAGTTCATAAACAGCCTCAGGTGATAGTTTGCTGAACTTATCATCCCTCAAAGCATCTTCAGGGAGCTTGAAATAGTCTTCCACGACCTTATTGGCCGGGAAAGAACAGGACTGGTTCCAGCGCTCCTCCTGACGATAGCGACGGCGGGAAACGTGCAACATCGCGCAATGCAGCACCGTCTTGAGCAGGATACCTTCCAGAAACTTGTCGGCTTCGCCATCTTCCACGAAATCAGGATTGTAAAAGATATCGATGCCGTTGGTCCAGACGGTTTGATGTTTCTTGCTCTCAATGATGTTTGCACCAAACAGGATTGATGCAAAGAACGGATTGCGCTTAGCCACGCGTTCCCGCGCTATAAGCATTCGTCGCATTGCAGTTGGTTTCAGAATGTTGAACATTGGTTTCCCTCTTTGAGCGAGATTGCTCAATACTGGAGTGGATTTCACCACTCCAGAGTTTAGCAATCTTATTTGCCGCTGCCTTCCAGCAACAACTCCTTGAGTTGCGGGATATTCGCAAGAGACTTATCCCGGCTCATGGCGTCATGAACGCACATGGAAGCGACATCCGGCAACAGTCTTGCCAGATATTTGGCGAACTGCGCCGCGTTCTTGGCCGTCATGTTGCGAGCGATGGTGCCGCCCATCAGATACTGAAAGTGAGCATCTGCGGGAAGCTTGGCCTTGACCGGATCAGCTAAGATATCCGCGATCTTCGGCAGTCCTGCTGCCAAGCGATCAAGGAAACTCTCGAACTGACGGCTAAAACCCTCGCCCAAGATAGCCAGCGCCGCGTTGCCCAGAACCGTTTTCAGGGTTTTCTGGTCCAGTCCCAGCGCATCACTATCCTTAAGAACCTTATTGAAGTTCTCAAGACTGCGCGGCGTTGGAAATGCAGCATGATTGACATCCACCTTATGGACCAACTCAGGACGAAGCTGGAGAAACGCGATCAGGCGCTTGTCCCAGCCCCATTCCTTGGTCTTTTCGATGAAGCCCGGCTCATCTACTTCCACAAGGATATGCGCCATGCGATTTTCAAGAGGCTTGAGCATCTTGTTATCGCCACCACCATCCTCGCGGGTATTGGAGCCCAGAATGATCCGGTTCTGCTTGGGAAGCGGATAGCCGCCGCAAGACCGATCCAGAACCAACTGGTAAGTCATCTGCTGAAGCTGGACGCTGGCATGACCGAATTCGTCATAGAACATGACGTGCATATTGTCGTCTTCTTCCGGGACGAACGCGGGCCGCGTCCAGTATGTGGCCATCTTCTCGCGGTCAATCAGCGGCATGCCCGTGCCATCCACAATATCCTTTGTGGAAAGCCTAGTGTCATGCAAACGAGACTGGGGACCAAAATCACTCCTGACCTTGGTCATGATCTCGGTATTGATGACCGCAGACTTGCCGACGCCCGTTGGTCCCTTGATCATTACCGGAACGTTGGCGTGGATCAGGGGATACGCGACTTCGGCAAGCTTGGTAATTTTGCACTTTAACATCAAGGTTTTCCCTCTTGTAGAGCAGGATTGCTCAATAATGGGCTGGGATTAGCCAGCCCATAGTTTAGCAAACTGGTATCTTGAGACTTTTAGAGAAGCCATCGAGCTTTACTATTAGCTCATTGGCTTCTTTATGATAGCCAGCGCAGAAAGACCACCAATTGATCTCTGCGATGGCTTCCGCAATTACTCGGCGAGTAATCTCTATATCGTCTTGTTGCGGATCGCCTTGACCATAAGCCATTTAGTGGCCCTCCTCATTTGGAGATTTGTGTAAACGCGTGACTGAAGCAATCAACGCGATTGCCATGCCAAGCGCATACAGGATGAACAAGATTTCCATATTCCCTCTATCTCGCACTTTCTACAAAGCACGTTTATTGGGCGATTTTATGGCGCCCAATAGACTTACTCAGAGATCGTATTCTGCTGCTTCTGCAACCATCTCAGACACTTCAAGATCAAGAGTGTCCAATTCCACGACTTTGGCTAGGATATCTTTGCCGCGAATAATAGCGTCTTTACGGGAATAGGAACTATCCCGCAATTCACTGGCGGTAAGATGTCCCAATCTTGCAATCGACCGCGCTAGCAGTTTGATGTCTTCACTCTCAGTAATATTCATATCCCTGAGAAGTTCTGATATCTCCCTGCAATTGTTCACAAGACTATCGCGGATCAGCTTGCCATCGGCTGTTGATTTATAGCTCTCCAACCTATCGACAAATATCCCCACGATTTCCTTGGCGCGGTTTACCATGGTCATGGCGGCCTCTTTCAGCCTCGTTTCAATCTCCAGCGACATCTGGCTGGTCGCTTGCGCTACAGCCTCTTTCGCTATGTCAGCCACGAAATGGCCGGTTGAAGGCATTGGCCAATACGTGAGCTTGAACCGGAACATATCCTTTGCCTTGTTGGGACTGGGATATTCAGTGCGATCAAACAAATCGCCTAGTTCTCGCTCGCTATCGGCTATCAGTGCAGGATAAACTTGCAAATACTCATCCCATGCCAAGCGTAATTCGTGCTCAGCATCTGAGATTTTCCTTGTGAATTCATCATGCACCGCGACCGGAAGCAATCTGGTTTTGTCATCGCCCCATGGTAGAGAGTATTTGTAAACAATTTCGCGTACCCTCTGCGATGCAGCAACAACGGCTTTGACCTTGGCATGCCTACGGTCGATAAGGAACTTGCTGGCTTTTGCGCGCCGGTCATGAAGATTGAACTTTCTTTCCACATATCCGGTTGCTGTCTTGTCGCGCCGTTCACCCAGCAATCCGCCATTTATAATGGTCACAGAAACAAGCATTGCAGATTTGGCTAGGTCCATTTGAATGTTTCCCTCTTATAGAACGCTCGTTTGGCGCTCATCACTGAGGCTCTAAAGCCTCAGGACATGAACGTCATTTCTCAACCATGAGAAAGGTGGCTTTCCCATCCGATATTTGGATTATCCCGAGTTTATCGGGATGATCGAATACTTCAGCGCTATCTGGGTTGATCCAGGTTCGCTCAAATGCCGTCCAGCTAGCAGCTAGCAATCCTCCGATGAAAGCTAATTCGGCCTCTTTTGTCTCGAAAGACAGTTGATAGGCTATCATCAGTGCAGTGTCTTGCCGTCTTTGCGCGGAGATTTCTGCACACCACAATCGCAAATATGATCGTGGCATTGGTCCGCTACCATTCCGAAATTATCCTCGCTGATATGGCCCATTTGCGCGGCCATGATCATGAAAGGTCTGATTGCTTCAATGGGCAATCCGATGGCTTTGCGAATTCGCTTTGCCTTGAAGATGGCATACTTGCCAACCTTAGTCGGAGCTTCGTCCATCTGCTTGGTTTCAGCGAAAAACGGCATGATAAGAAGATACCGCCAGAAGGTTTCCGCGTTGCTTTCCCATTGCGGGAAAAACTCAGCCAGCTTGCGCTTGCTGAAAGTCACACCATTGACCCTGAAGGCCGCCGATGTCTCGTTACATTCGATGCACATGACAGGCATGGTTAAATCTCCCTCTTGTAGAGCATAATGCTCTATGCTGCGCTACGTGATTTGTACATAGCGCAGTGAAGAACATTAGACATATTCGTGGAATTGCGTTCCGTATTGCTCCGCGACCTGTTCTTTGGTCAGCGGTGGATTGCGCTTTTCGTGGATCATCTGCTTATAATTGAGCGCATAGTAAGTCACCCAATTAGCTGCATGTGGATATCCTACCATTTGGAACGGCGTCCTTGGCCGCTTCAGAAGGCGCGATATGGGCGTAGGTTGGCCATTTTAATGGCCCTCCTCAAACGTATCCACAAGCTCAAAACCGGCCTCATCAAGCTCCATCGTCATATATGTTATGGGCTGGTTGATGGTTTCGGCATAAGCTTTGACGGTTTGATCTGGCGCGCAGAATATTTCATCTGCCGCTGTTTCCAGCAGTTGTTGATTTTTAATGAACCAACCAGCGCCAGCGATTTCAGCCTCATCGCGGTTTTTGGCTTCCACCTCAATCTCAATTCCGATTGCTGCGGAGGCTTCAAAATGCACTTTAAATTTTGGCATGGTTTTCCCTCTTATTGAGCGTAATGCTCATCACTGAAGCCCGTAAGCTTCAGGACATGAGCACTAGATAAAACAGGCTATGATAAAGCCTATACTGCCAAAGCCTATTGTAAGGGTCAGGCAGTCAAAGATTGCAGTGCGGAATTCCGCTTCTTCCTGCGTCATGATATGAGCCATATCATTCCTGCGGCCCAGAGCGCCATATAGACGCCCCAGAACGCAACCAGATATTTGTCAATCATGAGCTAACCCATGATGCGCCGCAGGCCAGATAGAATTGCTCCGCGTGAAAGTTGGCATTGGTATCGCCAAGCCGGTCAGCGAAAGCCTTTGCGACTTTCTGCTTTTCAGCTTGTTCGATGTCCAAGCCATCAATCGTTGCGGCAATCAACTCGAAATGCCGTCGCTGCATTGATGTTTGATGTCTTGCCATGGTGTTTTCCCTCTTGAAGCTTAAGCGCTTCGTGCTGCACCTATTGCTAGGTGCAGTGTCGAAAAGCTTATTCTGCGGCTTGCAATTCACGCGTGCTGCGCTTGATGGCAGCCCGAACCGAATTCAACGCTCCGAAAACCTTGGATTTAATTTCCTTGTTTCCGATTGCGTTGGCATGCGGCCAAGCGAGTTCAAGCGCAGTCTTTGCAGCGCCGAATTCACCGTTGCGGATAAGACGCTCTGCGGTAGAAAGATGCAGGGTCAACGTGACTTTGTGACTGTCGCGCTCTGCATCGTTCAATTGCCTTTTTGCCATGGTATTTCCCTCTTAGAGCGGAATGCTCTATGACGCTCTCCGTAGAGAGCGCTTAGAACACTCAATCAGCGTCGTCAGTCTTGAGCGGGGAAGCGTAGTAATATTGTTCGTTCTTTGCGTACAGGAACGCTCCGAGCTTGACGACTTTAACGCCGCCGCGCTTAAGCGCCACTTCCATCGTATCGCCTTCAGCCATACGAATAGGAGATTTAACCGCCCAAACCTTTGCAAATTGTGCCATGTGTTTTCCCTCTCTTGAAGCAAAATGCTTCGTGCTGGAGAGTGGTTAAGCTCTCCAGTGTCGAAACACTCGCTAAAGACAAGCGCCAGCTTTGATCCGGAAGCGAGCGGAACTAAATCCGCCAGATACAGGGTCAGTGATTACCAGTTGACCGTCCTGGCGAAGCATCCAATTTCCGCTGTGCAAATCGCCGCTAAGATTGTTACGGCGAAGTTCAGCGACATATTCAACGATATCCGTTGCTTCGCATTGGCCGCGATTAAAGATATTATTGAAGACACGCGCTTGTGCTGTTCTAGCACCATGTTCGTATTTGAGTTCACTCATGGTGCAGATAAGGCGTTCCATGATAGCCACGTAAAACTCATCATGGAATTTCAGGCTGTAGACCTTGGGAGCGAATTTCCCAGCGTGGCCGTTATTCGTGGCCCATTGGATATAGGAAGGCCATTCGTCCAGTTCCCCAACCTTAATCACCTTATCGAAGGCGTTAGGAATGGAGTAAACCTTGGAATAAAGGCCGCTCCCTATCTGGAGACATCCAAGCTCTGCCAGTCTTGCCTGATATTCGCGTTGGTTCATGGTGGTTTCCCTCTCTATGGCAGTTGAAAATTGCCTAACCGGCTAGACTAAACGCCTAGCCGAAATAATGTGCTGAGGTATTCTAATACTAAGCTCCGATACGCCATATGTCAGAAGTGACATTATGGTGGTCGATTGCGCCGCATGATTTAAGCCCGGCTTTCACCGGGATACGAAAATCGTTTGGCCTTGTTTTCCATGTCTGAGTTTTGCCATTGCGGCGGCATTTCCAATAGTTCCCGTTGCCCATACGGGCATAAAGCGAACCATTGTCCAATGCCGTTTCAAGTGCTTCCTTTGTCATGGTATGTAATCCCTCTTTCGGCTAAATTGCCTAATAGCTAAAGAGGCTTAGCAGGGTAGGAAGTCGGAAAATGAATTCCGGCTAACCACACTGCCAAGCCTCTAAAGCCAAAAAGCCAGCTTTCTAGGGCTAGCTGGTAGTAGAGAGAAAAGGGTATGGAACAGCTTGTTACGGCTGTTCCCCATGTTGCCAAGTGCAATGCTTGGTATCATCCCCCCATGCCAACCTGCTCAATGAGACTTACGGCGCGATCCGGGGATAGGTAGCTTATGACGACCAGACGATGCTGGCGCTACTGTCCCGCCTTGCTAGGCAATGGAAAGAGGAGTTTTAGGCGTTCTAGCCCGATTTTTATCCCCGCCATGGTTACTCTCGCTCCGCTACACGGGAACGCTATGCCCCTATCGCGTAAGCTACCCTAGCCATAGTCCAGAAAGGGAAATTGCTCGCAAGTATTGCCTAATGAGGGCTGGATCGCTGGAGGTTGTCTGTCCCTCCTTGGACGGCATATGGCGCTTGCTACGCCTGCCGGGACTAGGGCCTAATCGACCTAGTGGCTGAATGCGCTCTATCAAATCTCCATCTCGTTAACCTGAGATAAAGATACGCCTTTGTAGCAATCCAGTTAGTGGGTTAGACGCATGGCTGGTATGCGCTGAGATCATAACGCTTGCTAAGTGTAGCTAATCAATGCATTATTGCATGGCAGGTATGCACATGACGCAGCAATGCTCTAATTGCCAATCAATCCACGATGCATCTGGGCGCTACTGTAAGCCTTGCCGAGCGGCTTATATGCGAAATTATCGCCGCATCAATCCTGCCAAGCCATCGCACGAGCAACGCTCTAAAGCCATCTGTAGGGCTACCGCTAACGTCTACAAACGTAGAGGCAAGATAACCCTAGAACCATGTGAGCATTGCCTAGCTGATAAAGTCGAAATGCATCATGACGACTATACCAAGCCCCTAGTCGTCAGGTTCCTATGTGTCCCATGCCATAGGGCGCTGCATTATCCCGGACCATGAATAACGGGCGAAAGGGTAAGGCAATCGACCTCCCTCGCGTTGTTCCACGTGTAACCCACATGCACATGCGAGTCATTCGCATATAGCCACATGCGAACCACTAGCAACAAGCCTCATGCCAATGAGATATGCACATAGCGCATAGACCCATGCGTGCTAAGCATATGATATTCCACAAGTTCCCACCCCCTCCCCCATGCATAGCAGCTAGCTCATCCAGATAAGAACAGTTCGCATCAAGCCTCATGCCAAGCACCTATGCACTACAGCATTGCACCTATGCGCCCATAGGAGGGCTAGTCGATAATGATAGTCATTCGCAAAAGGGTACCTTGGGGTCGGCCAACCCGCCTATAGGATCGCCCCGCCCAGTCGGAGCCTTCTCGGCCATTCGACCTTTATGTAAAATTTTATAGAAGACCCTTCTTGTATCGTAAGCGGTGTAAGCATATCCTGTAAGGATTGTAAGTACTGCATGTAAGGGAGCGTAATATGGATACTGAGACCATTAGAATGGCTATAGCTAGGGTGAGGCGTGGCTCTACTAACCGTGATGTTTTGGACGTTTGTGATTTTGCGGAAAAATGTTTGGGCTCGAAACCCAAGTTGTCCGAGCTTGAGCGTAAGGAGAAGGAGCGGGAGTATATGAAGGGGTATCGAGCTAGGCTGAGAATGAAGAGGCTGGCCAAGGAGGGGGATCGTATTGAGCAACGATCCTTGGTCAGGGCGGTGAAGGATGGGAAGCTGGAGACGATAGACCGGATACGGCGGATGGTGGCGGACCAGCAGGCGCTGGCATCGGTTCCCCGGTTCCCCAAGGATGAGGACGATCCCAATCCATTTGAGGAGGGTTAGATGGCGACGGTAAAGAAGGGGATACTGAGCAGGGCTCAGGAATGGTGGAAGCATTTGAGGGGGACCAAGCGTCCTTTCTGGAAGAGGGAGAGGAAGGCGGCGAAGCGGGATATTTCCAAAAGACTGTCTGAATAAGAACACAATCTGTACCTAGAGTGTGATCGGGTTAGGCCACATTAGAGAGGAGGTGTGTGATGAAGATCACAACGACGTTTAATGATCTGGTTCAGGCCAATGCCGAGTGTGCGGGTATTATTGTGAAGCAGATGGAAGAGATTGAGAGTCTGAGGGATGCTCTTCGGATGATCGTGGAGTGGAGTAAGGCATACCCGTTGAGTGTATTCCCGGAACCTGACTTGATAAAGGCCAGCGCTCTACTAGAGGCTGGCGGGCAGACGTTGGATGCCATTAGTGCCCATGCGATGCGGCATGTGGTGGAGGGTGTGGGGGAGATCGCCAAGGGAGCCCTGAAGGAGGTTTGAGATGATCCATGATGTGGATGACCAGATGGAGATGGAGCGGGCTTTGCGGGAGTGGCAGGCTGCGCGGAGGGCGATCTTTGTTTTTCCGATGACGACGCCTGCCAGCCCTGAACAACTCAGGCTATGGGAGCGGCTGGGGAATGCGGAAGATGCTCTGATGAAGATTGAGGTCTGAGATGGCAAACCAGCACATCCGATCAGAAACCTTCCTGCGCTGGGGCGATATACTGGATCGGGCTTATCGGTTGGATAACCACGATGAGGTCTTGGCCGAATTTAACCACCGCATTAGTGCCATTGATCTCCAAGGAGGTCATCCACGGGATGCCAGTGACGAGCGATACGCATTGTGTACCCGTGTGATGCAGGAGGTGATGGGAGAGAAGGAAGTTGAGGTAACGCTGGATGCCCAAGCAGACGAGTATGAGGAGTGCATGCGTGCACAGGAACTGATGGAAACTCTCTGATGGCAAAGATGGCAAATCTGAATACATTTACAGGCATCATTGAGCATATCAGGCCATACATTCGGCATGAAGCGGAAGCCACTGGCGTCTTTATGAATACCCAGATTAATTATTGCGATGACACGTTATTTCTGAGTGCTGTCTACGAGAAAAATGAGAACCACAGCATCCTCCTTACCAGAGAGGAGGTAGAGCAACGGCGCTGGATGCCTCTGGTCGAGGAAAGAGTGCGCGCTGCCATCCAAGCGGTCAAGCCTGACATCTCTCTTTCCTGCCAAGCCGACGAATACGAGGAGACCATGAAAGCAGAAGAGATCATAGAAGAGTTAACGCCGGTCGGGGCCAAATAATGAGCCGCATATCCAAAAAGAAAGAACGGTCTTGGCGACTTCGCAAGAAGCGTTGGAAACTCCAGCCCAAGGATTACGACAGGCGAGACGATACGATGGCTATCGTGGCTGCCGATCTGGCTGATTGGCAATGGAAGGCTCTCCCTGAAGAGAGCAAGGAGATTTACCGCGCCAGAGCGGAAAAGGCCTTTTCTGTCTTCTCCTCAAAATAGACTTAATTGAGTGTGATCTGATATTCACAAACATAAAGAGGGAAAACACTACATGGCTAACGAACCCAAGATCGGTCAGTTGCTGACCAGCCATCTCGCTGACCGAGATGCAATCCATATCGCGGTGGCGCCCGTGATCGCAGCGGAAGAACTGCGTCCGGGACAGCACGTTGGCTTTGTCAAAGACGGAGACACTACTGTTGTTGGTCCGAACGCCAACTCTCTTATTGGCATCATCGATCCATATCTGGATGAGATCGTTCATCCCGGTGCAGCCTGCTGGCTGTTCCTGTATCCGCAGACGATTACCTCGCTGCGCCATAACTGGACGCATCCAGCCTTTGGCGAAAAGAAGCCCGTCATTTCAAGTTCTGAAAGGTGGCTTAGAGACTTCGCCGATGAAGTTGATGCTGACTATGATGAAATGATGCATGTTGCGTCTACTCATTGTACCGGCAATAAAGACCGTTGGCCTGACTACTTAATTGATGGCGGCAAATGGGAAGGCACGAGCACACCAGAAGAATTCTGGACGCATTTCACTGCCGTAACCGGCAAGACGCCAACCGATGGCCCGACTGGCATATTTTCCTGTGGCTGCTAAGCCATTGGCACCAAAGGATCATCTTCTATTAATTATAGCAAACCGTTCCAGACCAAGGAAGGTTGGGATGAATTCAATCGGCGCGTGGCATTGCTGCATAACTTTGCCACCCCGGGCCAAGCCTCCGGTATTATGCGTGAAGTTCAGATATGGGAAAACAACTTCACGGGCTCTTACCTGCAAGAACAGGAATACAACGAGATCATGAAGGCCAATGAGCTTTACATGAAACTGTGCGAGAAAGATTGAGGGAAAGACAATGGACGAGTTCGACAGACTAGGTTTCAACCAGTTGCCTCCATCCGGCAAGACAGCCCTTGATCAGATGAAGGCATTGATCGATGACAGCGCAGGGCCAGCCGATGTTGGCGTAGCTGTTTCCTTGGGGCTGGGGTATCTTCTGGCTGTCTCCAATGAGCCGGAAGATATCCTCAAGGTAACGATCATGACCGCTATGAAGGTCAAGCAGATCATGGAGGCCGGGATAGAAAAGGATCGCTCCGATGCCCAATGGTCCAACTGACCGTCATGAACAATACGACAGCACTCAGGATTTACTGAAACGTATTAAGGCGCAGAGTTCTTACCAACAAAAGCAGGATCGCATCCTGCAAGATATCGCTCATGAGAAGCGTCTCAGAGTTTTAGAGGCCGAAGCTATAGCTGTAGTGGACAGGAAGCTATCCGAAGTCGAGAGGGAATACTTGGAGACCATCAAGGCCCAAGAGATCATGGATCAGATCGATGAAAACCGCAAAAGAGATGCTTGATAGCGTTGCCGGGTTTGCCCTGAAGATGGAGTGGATTATAGGAACCTCTCTGGTGATTTTCTGGTTCACCATCGCGGTTGTCGGGTTCGCTTTTGTATTTGAATATTTCCATAGCAGGTCCCTTCAGCGCCATCGGGCGATACTGGAGGATGAGTACGAGCGAGCGCTTATCTATCATAAAGCCCGGGAGAAAGAAAAAGAACTGGAGCAACGCCAAGCCATTCTGGAAGAGACTGACAGGGAATACATGGACGCAATACGAGCGCAGGAAATTATAGAAGAGTTGGAAAAGGGAAACATCAAATGAGCTATGGCGAGTTCTTTCTCTATATCACTGCTGGCGCCTTCTGGGGCATCGTCGGTTTTACAAATGGCCGCAACCTGTATCGGCGCTGGAAAGCCCCGCGCCAAATGTCCAAGCTGGATGATATGATCTCCAGACTTAAGCAGGAAGCCCAAGAGGCTATGGAGGCGATGAAGATAGAGATCAAGCAGACCCCTTCCACTCCAGAGACCCACGTCCTGTCATGGCGCTACAAGGGCGAGCTACAGCAGGTCAAGATCGTTATCGACCCGGCTCTGGATACCGCCATTGAAGGCAGCAGGGAAGAGTTTGAGCAATTGGTTAAAGAGGGTGATGCCGGGAAGCTTCAGGACCTTCTGGATGGTCTGGCCAGCAACGATGCCAAGGATAGGATTTCCGCTCAGGACATCTTCGTGTTTTCCAGAAAGGCTGTTGAGCAAATGAAGATGGCCGATATGTCCCCGGACGATATCGTCACCAAAATACTGAAAGCCTCTGGGAGGATGGATTAATGGGCTGGTTTACCTTTGCCGATGAGGCAGTAGCCAAGCTGTTCCAGCAGCATAAGCAGGAATGCATTGACCGAAAACCCAAAACAGATACTCTCCAGCCAGATCAACCGGCTGGAGATACTTCCATGGCAACAGTTACGATGACGACCAATCTTACTCCCTACGCCGCAAATACCGGAGTCGTAGCGCTCCCCAGCAATAGCGGTCCTTATTATACTTATACGCCTGCTGGCCAGCTTGGCGCTGGCCAATATGTTGGCGCCGCGAATGCTGTCTACGCCTACGGTAATTCTCCACAATACGTGACCGCTGCTTATCCGGCCGGTGGTCTTCATGGCATGGCGTGGCCTATCGCAACTCTTGCCAACAACGGACAATGGTTTGAAGCGGCTCAATTGGGTGCCCAGCCGATCCAACCAGTAGATCGTTCCGAATTCTCCGAAGAGGAAATCTCTCAGGCAGAAAAACTGATGGAGGAACTGAGTGCCTAGAGGGCGCCCCAAAGGCCCTATCATGGCCAATGAATTCCAGAACCTGTCCCAGCGGCTTCGTTGGCTGCGGCAGAACCAGAAGCCATACATGACCCAAGAGCAGCTAGCCTATGCGTCCGGGGTTAGCGTGCAGTTCATCCGGCTTTACGAGACGGGCGGTCAAATCCACATGGGGACAGAAACCATCCAGAAGCTGGCCTCTGCCCTTGGATGCCGCTTCTCTATTCGTCTGAAGAGACTAAGCAGTCGAGAGACAATGGAGTTCCCGGCTCCAAGTGCATCTTTGCCATCCGTCCCAAAACGGAAGGGTAAAATTTCGGTGCAAGCCCGAACGCAGGCCGAATTACGCGAATGTTCTCCTTGGACAGTTTTTCACCAGCGGAAACAGGAGCGGTTACGTAAATCGAGCGCCGGAACTGAAGGTTCGCTGCCTGCGAAGGTGAAGAAGAGGGCCGGGTAGCCTCCCATGCTTCCCTGCACGCCGTTACAAGAGCCCCAAACTCCATAGGCTCCAGACTAAAATGGCTATCTGGGCCGCCAGCACTGCGGCTAAGGCAGAGGTGCTTCTCGACAATGCAGGCACCAAAAGCGATAGCAGCAGCAGAGACCCCGACACCAAGAGTATGATCTGATATTCCAACAACATGTCTTCCTCCCAGAAGACTACTCAACTGTCCCAACCTTGGTAGGTTGGACTGACTGGCGCTGGCCGGATAAGCACTGATGCAGTGCAATAAGGCTACATCAGGATTTGCGGAAAATCTATTGATGGTATTCAGTGCATCTCGGATTTCCTGAGAGCCCCCCATTCCAGTAGATAGGATGATTGGTCTGTCAGTTTCTGCCGTAGCTTGGATGAGCGGCAGATCAGTAAGCTCAAAACTCGCGATCTTGTAAGCAGAAACATTGAGCCTTTGCAGCAAGTCAATTGCGGTCTCATCGAATACCGACGCGAACACCTCGATCTTTCTAACAGACCTAGCGTAATCGAAAATTCTCTCAAACCACTCTGGGGGAGTATGAGCCTCCCGATAGAGATCGTATAAAGTCCTTCCCTTCCATGGACCGTCCTTGATAAGGAAATCATCTCTGTCACTCTTCATGGTAATTGTATCAGGCGTGTAACACTGAAGTTTGACCGCATCAGCGCCATTAAAATAGGCATTATCAATCAGGCGATATACGTTATTGATGTCACCATTATGATTGCCAGAAAGCTCAGCAATCATATAGGGCGACTGATCCGGCCCTATCTCTCTGGTGCCGATCCTCATTTCTTCTCCAGATCGCGCGGGATATAATCCTCTGTGGCCATGGCTCGCATCAGGCGGGATATTTCGAGGTCCATGACGAGTATCTTCCCCATGACTTCCTTGGTGGATTTTGGATCAGCCCTCATGGCAATCCGAAGTATCTCCATCCAGTTGTTGTTATTGTATGACCTGACACGTTCGATCTGGTCCAGAAGATGCTCATCAGTGATCACTTAATCTCCTCCTCAATTCATCTAGATGTTCCAGCTTGATATCATAGGAGCATGTCTCGATCAGCATCAGCTTGCCGAGACTGCGATAGACATCGGTATCCAGAAGCTCCATCTGGCGCTGCGGAGTAAGCCACTTGTTGCTAACCGTCATGGTCAGCAGGTTACCATGATAGCCAAGCGAAACCGGGATGGGATTTCTAGCCCTAATCCAATCTACTATGGTGGAAGGATTGTATTCCTCACTGGGATCAACCAGCATCGAGAAGGCGTAATAGGTATGGTCGCAGCCCGCTCTGGGCTTGGGAACACCGAGAAATTCAAATCTGGAAAATATCTCAGCAAGATGGCTGGCAATCAGTTGCCTGCTGGCAACGATGCGGGGAAGTTTCTTGAGTTGTTCTCGCCCTACGGCTGCGGTCAGTTCTGTCATGCGAAGATTAAGCCCGGGAGTTTCCTGATGACGGCACTCACCATGATTGATGGCGTCATGTAGCTTCATAAGGAGATCGCCATCCTTGGTCATTACCATGCCGCCCTCTCCGGTCTGGATATGCTTGTGTACGTTCAGGGAGAACACGCCCATATGGCCGATGGTGCCGGTAAACTCCCCGTCCTCGCGCGCCATGATCGCCTGAGCGTTATCCTCAATCAGGATAATACCGCGACTGTCACACATGGAACGCAACTGCTTGAGCTTGGCTGGATGGCCGAACATATTGGTGGCGATCACGGCTTTGGTGTTTTCCGTAATCTGCCTGCCGACATCATTGGGATCAAGGCAGAACGTTTCGGGTTCGATATCCGCCAGAATGATCGTGGCTCCCAGCACCGCAGGCGCACAGGCGGTTGCTGACATCGTGAAGTAGGGAACGATCACTTCATCCATCGGCCCTACACCAGCCGCCATACAGGCTGCCAGCAAACCAGACGTGGCTGAATTACAGGAGACGGCATATCCGCCAAAGGCGCTTTCCCATTCAGCCTCGAATAATGTTACCTCCGCGCCTGCCTTGCTGCTGCTTGCTACAAAGCCTGACAGGTTGCCGCTGCGGATCACCCGCAAGACGGCCTCTTCTTCCTCTTTGCCGATGGTCAAAAACTTCTGGATCATTTCTTTTTCTTTTCTTCCAGCTTATCGATTAGAGATAATATGACTGCGCTCTCAGCCGCCCTCAACTCTTTGAGAACCTCTATCCTCCCCTTGAGTGACCTGATAATCTTTTTGTAAGTTTTCTTCTTCATAGGTAGGTCCGCAATTGCTCTATGGTCAGGAATTTGGTGTTGGTGTCGCTGGAGTACCGGAAACCCGGCTTGACGTTGTTGCTGATATCCGGGTTCAGGATGTATCGATCATGAGCTTCCAGCGCCAAGTAGCTCTCCTCCTCCGTCATCAGTACCTCATGCAGCTTCTCGCCCGGCCTGATGCCAACGATCTTCATGCCGAGATCAGGCGCCATCGCGGTTGCCAGATCAACCACGCGCATGGAGGGAAGCTTGGGGATGAATATCTCACGGCCCTTCATCATCGAGAGGGATGAAAGGACAAGTTCTACCGCCTGATCCATCGTCATCCAGAAGCGTGTCATGCGAGGGTCCGTGATCGGTAGTTCCTGCTTTAGCCTACTAAGCCGGTCAAATAGAGGAACCACAGAACCCCTAGAACCAACAACGTTCCCATAACGGCAGACAGAATAATTACATCGTCCAGCACTGACATTATTTGCGGCGACAAGGATTTTTTCTGCGGCGAGTTTAGTCGCTCCGTAAAGGTTAAGCGGTGATACAGCTTTGTCAGTAGACAAGCCGATAACACGGTCCACACCAGCAGCAAGACTAGCCCGACAGACATTTTCGGCTCCATGGATATTGGTCAGCACGCACTCGAACGGATTATATTCCGCAATCGGCACCACCTTCATGGCAGCCGCATGGATTACAGTATCGATCCCGTTCATGGCCATTTGAAGGCGTGGCTGGTCGCGGACATCGCCAATGAAGAAGCGCAGGCGCTGATCATCGAACTTCCGCGCCATATCCTCCTGAAGATGCTCTCCGCGCGAGTATATGACGATGCGATCCGCCAGCTTGTCATCCAGCAGCCGCTTGGTGAATGCCTGCCCAAACGATCCAGAACCTCCCGTAATAAGAACCCTCACTTAACCTCCAAAATCTCTACGCCAGCTTTTCGGGCCTTATTGATCATATCAGCGGTGCCGTTTCCGCCCGGGAAGGCGACTACCAAATCAGGGCCCCACGTCAGCATATGTGCATTTCGTATTGGACCTGCGGCTAGTCCATGCGTATCCCAGTCAGCGTAACTTACGTATCTGGTAATTTCGGGCTTGGTCTTGGCCCAATCACTGGCAAAGGTATCAACTCCTTTGGCGCCACCATGAATGAGATCAGTAAACTTATGGATGGAATGCAGGGCATCCAGCGCCTTCGATACTTGCGCTGGACTCCTGAAGTTCCTGCCACCACAGACCAGAACTCTCATTTGTGCTCTTTTACCAAACCAAGGAAATCAAGAAGTTGATGGCGTCCATCGGCACGCTTAGTGTGCTCTTGCGCCTTGGCAACAGTAGCATCTGCTTTGGCTTTGGTATTTTGCATGGACGCAAAGGTGAGGAAGCCTACGGCCCCTACCATAGTTACAAAGCCCGCGATCCAAACAATCATTGTCCTGCGATCCATCACCTAACTCCCTTGGCTGCAACCAGACCACCATCCAGATGTTCTAGGATGTCAGAGCCTACGGCTTCTTCGATCTTCTTGAGGGCTTCGTGCCATCCGCCGATGATGCGTAGAAATTCAGACTGCCTGTGGACAGCACTTAGATTATGGCTTCCGATAATCAACACACCAGCCTTAGCCATCTCCTGAATGAACAGGGTCTGGATGCCATTGTTCTTGAACTTGATGCGATTGAGTTCTGGTAGCCCATAAAGACTGATGAAGTCTTCAAGGCCATAATCGCCGATGATCTTGTTCAAAACCGACCGCAAATTAATGCCATCTAATTGAAGCTTTTCATGAACCAAATCCCGCTCCAGCTTCTCAATGGTGGCGATAGCTGCTGCGATGGAAAGCGTCTCGCCAAAGAAAGTCCCGGAATAACTAATCTCTGGCATATGCTTCATATACTTCTCCAGACCAACCAGCGCCGATATGGGCATGCCGTTAGCCATGGATTTGCCGAAACATGCCAGATCAGGAATGACGCCCAGCGAAGCCTGTAGACCACCCAGACCACACCTGAAGCCGGTAATGATCTCATCGAAGATCAGGATGATGCCACGATCAGTGCAATCAAGCCTCATTTGCTTCAATTCCTGTGGAGAATAGAATTCAGGCTCCACAATGCAGGCAGCAATCTCACCTGAAGGAGTTATCTGATCAAAGGTACAGCTATTGGCCTTGACCCCATCCGGGATGCCATTATTGCGTATGGTATGAGCCATACTCCAATCGTGCCAGCCGTGATAGCCTCCCACCATGACCTTATCGCGCCTCGTCACATGCCGAGCCAGTCTTACTGCTGCTGTAGTGACATCAGAGCCGTTCTTGCCGAACTTCACCATCTCAGCACAGGGGATATGCTTAGTCAGGATGGAGGCAAGTTTTTCCTCCAGTGGTGTCGCAAGACTAAAACTAATACCAGAATTAAGCTGATGCCTAATAGCTCCGTCCACGTCTGGGTCACGATACCCAAGTATGTTAGGCAGAAGGGCACCGACGCAATCAACATAATCATTACCATCCACATCAAATACATAGGCCCCATCTCCATGGGTAACGAACAGTGGCGCTGCGCCCTCCGGGAACATCAGCTTGCTCTTGCTGAAAGTTTGAGTTCCGAGAGGTATTAAGCTCTCAGCAGCGCTCAGCAATGCCTTGGAGTTCGAGTAGGATCGCTTGACACTACCCTCGCCAGCTAGCGCTTCATAGAAGCGTTCGTTGCGGGAGTATTTCGCGTTGATCTTTCTAATCCACGGCTCCTTATCAAGGATTGACAGGATTTGTAGATAGCTGGGTGGCGTGCCGCTATCCCCAAGCATCTTCGCGACTTCCCGAACGAAGTCATAATCCTCCGGACTATCGAGAACCCATCTCTCCCGAACCAGATCAGGAACGCCGCAGACAAGGTTAGCCGCCAGAAAACGATAACGGTTTCGGACCATAAATCGCGTAACAGTATCCCGATCAGTTGGCCGCACTGCTTCACGATTTGCCGCCTCCAGAGCATCTTTGGTGAACACTTCCACATCAAGGCCATCCGGGTAAGTGGGAGGATCAGTGTTAGTAGCATAGTCAGCATTCCTCATAGTGCGAAGCCGAATGACTTCACCGATAACGGCTGGATCAAGGAAAGGGCAATCAGCGGTCAGGCGCACGATGATATCGGCACCAGTAGCACTCAATGCCGCCAGATAGCGCGAGAGTACATCCGTCTCGCTGCCTCTGACGACATTGATACCGCGTTTGGATGCCCACTGAGCAATGGCATCATCCTGAGGGAGGGTGGAAGTCGCGACAACCACCTCATCCACGCCCGGGGCACGGCGGGCAGCTTCTACCACCCATTCAATGGTCGGTCTACCCGCAATGTCCATCAATACCTTGCCCGGCAGACGGGTTGATCCCATGCGGGCCTGAACTACAGCTACGGTCTTCATTCTAATCCTGCTTTCTGTCTCGCTTGCATCACAATTTCCAGTGCGGCTACTCCATCAGCGCCATCAGCCAATGGTCCGGGATCACCACCATCAACGGCCCGAAGGAATGCGCTCATCTCATCAAGGTAGACCTGATCCCAATTATCCTTGGTCAGGCTGTATCTTGCAGATTTATTCGAACCGATTATTTCAAACTGGCGTATCTCAGGATCGGTGATATAATCCGCTGCAATCTGAACATTCATCTCATGCTCAATGGACGAAGCTTCGATCAGGCAAGATATATCCTGCCCTTTGTTCATAACAGCAAGGCACTCACTAACATGCAGATTACCTAGCAGATATCTTGCGATATCAATCTCATGAGAAGCCCAGTTTCGGATCACCCCATCCCTGAGATATTCCGGCTTTTCGTTTTTTTGCCTGACCTCAAATGAGGCGTGCTCCAGCCTGCCAAAATATCCTCGTTCTATCTTTTTCTTGGCTTCCTGAACCACCGGATGGAAACGGCACATGAAGCCAGTTGCAACAACCAGATCAGGCTTTGCCCTTCTGGCGCCCATGATTAGTCCAGCGATAAAGGGCGGGCTATCAAATCCAATAGGCTTCTCAACAAGTACGTGCTTACGAGCGCCAAGGACATCTATAAGGTCTGAGGCATGCGCCTTGGTGGGAGACGCAATGATCACAGCATCAGCTTCATGGATGACATCTACTCGCCGCATGGATAGCTGCTCAGGGTCATAGGCGATAACCTGATGACCCAGCAGCATCAGGTTGCGGGCGTGTCTTGTGCCGATGGAGCCGAGTCCGAGAATTCCGACAAGCATGGAAATGCAGCCTTCTGATCTTTCTTGAGAAGCCAGACAGCGGTGCCGTCCGGCATGGCGTTCTTTGCAACAAGCTTATAGGCAGGATTGGCTAGCCAGAGTTGGCTCCAGTCCATTTTATATGTGAGCAATCCATCTACATGCTTGTTTGGGACAGAATGAGGAAACTCTGGGTCAAAATCATGAATAATGATGTAGCCGCCATCTTGCAGGATATTGTTGCCTTGGGTCGCGATCTCGAAATGCTCTTCGGGATCACAAACATAAAGGCAAAAACCATAGATGATTAAGCTAAATGCATTTGCTTGATATGGATGACCAGTGACGGTCCCACGATCTATATGAATATTTGGGAAGCGGGCCTGTCCATTTGAGATCGCCACAGCGGATGGATCAAGCCCACAGCACTCCCAGCCATAATAATTTCTAAGATTTTCTAATCTCCAGCCATTAGAACAGCCAAACTCAAGGACACCTCTGCCATGAGATGGCAGCACGCTCTGCTTCATTATGGCGAAGACTGGATCATGAGCTTCTTCGTCCTGCATCTTCCAGAAGTTACGGTTGAACCAAGCGTCTCCTTCGCCCTCTGCAAAGATATCTTCCTGCTTGCCCATCACGTTTTCTCCGGAATGTTCTCCAGAATGATCATATAGTTTGGAGAACAGGCGTAATGATCACCCATGTTAGGCAATTTTGAGGCAATTTCATTGATGGGGTGATCATAGGATGGCTCTTTGCCCTCAAGGGCAGCTAGTTTGGCATAAACTACCCTTGAGAGCAGATAGTAGAGGTTTCCGATGTTCTCCGACATCACCAAGGAGAAGAGTTTGCCGATGTTGTCGGCTATAAACGTGGAGAATTCCTTCTCTGGAAGGTAAAAGTTGTGCCAGCGCTGTTCAATCGGCGGCAAATCGACCATTTCACGGACCTTGTTGAGCTTATTGAGCCCATCCGTGATGTTTTCGACCAAAATCAGGTTGCCATCCTTCTCCAGAAGCTTCCGCATCTGCAAAATGCCGAGTTTTTGCTCTTCCCAGTTGGCCAGATTGATCAAACAGCGCGTGCTGATCACTGCACCGAAGCGCAATTGTTGTAAATTGGGATGCCGAGAGATCGAAAGCACGTCACCAACGAAAAAAGTCACGTTAGAAACGCCAGCGGCAGCCTTCTTGGCCTCTTCGATCATCTTTTCGGAGTAATCAACGCCGATCACGATGGCTGTAGGATTGGCCTTGGCGATCTCCAGCGTAGAGAAGCCGTTACCGCACCCGACATCTAGGATGGTATCTGGCTCCATAAGCTTCAGGACTTCCAGAATGCGCTTGATCTCGACGTTGACGCGGTAGAAATGATCCGGCGCCGTAGCCAGATCACTCTCGCCATGCTGTTCAGCCTGTTCGTCCCAGAACGTCTTTACATCAGTCATAGAAGCCTTCCAAATCTAAAGAGTGGATACCTGATACCGCCCTCATCCATGAAATGATCATGGATATGAGCCTCCATGGGCATCTGCATCTTTGCAAAGAGTATGACCATGCCGGTGTTTAGAGGGTGGCAGCCGCCTTCTATCTTCTGAACGCCATTAACTCCCAGCCAATCCATGATGCCTTGCCAAGCCTCTGCGCCGTATCCCTTGCGCCATTCAGACTTTTCACCAAGCATGATGCCGATCTCAGCCCTCTTGTGAGGCCAACAGATGTTTGTGGAGATGCTGCCAATAGGAGTGCCGTCGTCAAACTTCTGGATTTCCCACAGATGATCAGAGTAGCCATCGAAAGACTCGAAATATTTCTTCTGGCTATTCTTGGTATGATTAAGGAACCGCTGTTCGCTAAATTCAACAACATAAGGGTCAGTAAGCCATCGAAGATAATGATCAAATCCGGATGGATCAGTTAACTTCAATCGAGCCGTTATCAGGACCGGAGTCACTTCTTGACCCTCTTTGCTTCCGGAGGGGTCATCTCGATAGCGTGCTCTGTCAGCGTGAGCATGCCTTCCAACAGCACCATCATGTGCTTGGAATTGGCATCGAACTCGCCAAGCTTCTTCCGCTCCAGATGCGTATCTGAGATAGAATGATAGAGTTCAATCAGGTCTTTGCGCTTCATGCCTTCACCTTGTTTGTCTTGAGCATGGCAGTGAATATTGAAATATCGGTCTTGACCGCAGGCTTGAACCTAGATCGGTGCCACCAGCCTTCCACACCACCAACCTTCAGGAAGATTTCCCGATACCCCTCTCGGATATCGATAATGCGGTAAGCTTGCCCTTTGACGAGATACTTTCCTGCTTCTCCCCCGCATGGAGTTGGTTCTTTGTTTTCCCGATCTGTCTTTATGCAGATCACTTCCTGCCCGACCTGAAACATCGTCATCTCCTTCGTCCACCCAGAACGTATTGACACATTGCGGCGCAATTATGTTATCAAGTCCATATGGACCAAGCTAAAATTGCTCAAATAGCCAAGGCGACCGCCAAGCTTCGTGAGAAAATGGAAGCGGCGGCTTATGAAAAGAGCCTGATCAGTTTCGTTGATTATGTCTGGCCAGTGGTTGAACCGGCCATCCCATTCGTCAAAGGCTGGGCCATCTCGGCAATTGCCGAACATCTGGAAGCCGTTACCCATGGCGAGATCAAGCGCCTCCTGATCAACGTCCCGCCCGGCTTCTCCAAGTCATTATTAACAGATGTGTTCTGGCCCGCATGGGAGTGGGGACCGCAAAACAAGCCATGGTATAGATATGTCTGCGCTGCATATTCCAACCATTTGACAGAACGAGACAATATGCGGTGCAGAAACGTGGTGATGAGTGATCGTTACCAGCGGCTCTGGAGTTCTCGTTTCAAGATTTCCAACGATCAGTTCACCAAGGTCAAATTCGCCAATGACCAGACCGGCTGGAAGCTGGCTACTTCGGTCGGAGGTATCGGTGTCGGTGAACGCGGAGACAGGTTCATCATCGATGACGCCAACAATACCATGATGATGGAGTCAGAAGCCGTCCGCGCCAACGTCAATATGTGGTTTACGGAAGTCGTCCCTGATCGCCTCAATAACCCGTCAAAGTCGGCAATTGTCGTTATTCAACAGAGGCTTCATGAGGAAGATGTCTCTGGTGTGGCTATCTCCAAGGAACTTGGATACACGCATCTGATGATCCCGATGCGATATGAGCCGAGTCGCCATTGCGTCACTGTTCTTGGTAAAAATCATGTTGGCGAAGATATCCAATGGGAGGACCCCCGCGTAGAAGAGAACGAACTGGCGTGGCCGGAACGGTTCCCTGATGAGGTCTGCGACCAGCTAGAGCACGCCAAAGGCCCCTACGCTTGGGCGGGCCAGTACCAGCAGACCCCAGAACCCCGTGGCGGCGCCATTATCAAGCGGGACTGGTGGCAGCTATGGGAAGAAAAGAGTTATCCCCGGGTAGAATTCATTCTGGCTTCGCTGGACAGCGCCTATACTGAAAAAGAGGAAAATGACCCTTCTGCCATGACGTTTTGGGGGGTTTTCCGGGATGAAATCGGCAATCCCAAGGCTATGTTGCTTCATGCTTGGGAAGAGCGCTTGGCCCTGAATGACCTTGTTCAGCGGGTTATTGAAAGCTGTACGGTTGATCAGCGCAAATTAACCACTGGTTATCCCCGATATCGGGTCGATAAGCTCCTGATTGAGAGCAAAGCCAGCGGCATCTCGGTTTCTCAGGAAATCCGGCGTCTGGTTGGTTTTACAGGACAATTAGGCATCGAATTGGTTAACCCTACTCGACAAGGCGATAAGGTCGCTCGCGCCCATAGTATCGTGCATTTATTCTCGGAAGGTATGATTTACGCTCCGGACCGGGAATGGGCCGATAAAGTCATCGATCAATGTGCTTCTTTTCCTAAGGGCTCCCATGACGATTTGGTTGACTCGACAACCATGGCCCTCAGGTACTTGAGGGAAATGGGTTTTGTACTCAGGAAAGATGAGTATCAATTTGAGGTGGATGAAAAGATGGCTTATAAGCGGATACAACAAGCACTCTACCCCGTGTAGGTCAGCTTGTAGGGGTACACTATAGATGGCGGCTGGTCTTACCAATCTTGATCCAATCGATGTAACGGGTTCTCCCCCGTCTAATCCCTTTTCCAAGCCGCAAACTGTTGAATTAAATCAGCCTGATAACGTGGTGTCTATGAACGGGGGCGTCCAGCAGGTAAAAAATCCTGATGGCTCCGTTACCTTTGACTTTAGTCCTAAGGTTGCTCCCTCCGAAGACGACAAGGACGATTTCTACCGTAATCTGGCCGACGATATCGAGGAGGGAGAGCTTGATCGTATCTCCGCTGAACTGCTGGATGGCATCCAGATCGATATTCAGTCCCGTAGAGAATGGCTGGATACCGGGGCTCGCGGCATAGAATTACTTGGTTTTAAACTGGAAATCCCGACCGGCGAGGCTACCGGAGAGGGCATTTCCAAGGTCCGACACCCTCTTCTGGCTGACGCTGTACTGAGGTTCCAAGCTAATGCCCGTGGCGAGCTACTTCCTTCTGGAGGCCCGGTAAAGGTCCGAAATGACACTACTTTGGGTCCTAAGTCCCCTCTCCAGCAAACGCCACCGCCACAACCTCCTCCGCAGCCGCCTCAAATGGGCCATAATGGTGGTCCACCGATGGGTGGTCCCGGGGCCGCACCTCCGGGGCCGTCCGCAGGAGGCCCGCCGCCTCAACCCCCACCGACAATGGCAGGTGGGCCTCCTGCACCCAATCAGTCCCCGGGCATGCAAAACCCAGCCCTAAATGCGGCTGGGCCACAAACTGCCCCTGCTCCGGGGGCACCTCCTCCTACTGGCATGATGCAGCCGCCAGCGCCTGCTATTCCGGATGGCCAGAATGATCCTGCCGATGAGATGGCGCAGGCTCTGGAGACGGACTTCAATCATTACCTGACAGCGGTAGCTACCGAATACGTGCCTGACACGGATCGGATGCTATTCTGGGTGGGCGCGCGAGGACAAGGGTTCAAGAAGGTCTACAACTGTCCTTTGAGAAATCGTCCGGTTTCAGAAAGCGTGGACGCTGAAAATCTGGTGGTGAATAATGCCACGACGGATTTGGATAATTGTGGACGCATCACGCACATTATCAAGATGCGTCCCTCTACATTGAAGAGGATGCAATTAGTCGGCGCCTACCGCGACATCGATCTCGTCTCAGCCCCAGCCTACGTACCCCCGACGCCAGTTGACCAAGCCAAGAACGAAATATCAGGCATCACTCCTCAGGCTCAAAAACCGCAAGACGCTGAGCATGAAATCTATGAGTGCTATTGCGAACTGGATATCTCGGGTTTCGAGCATAAGAATAAGGGGAAGATAACGGGATTAGCCGTTCCTTATGTGGTGACAGTCCACAAGGAGAGCCGCAAGGTTCTACAGGTTCGCAGGAACTGGGAAGAAAAAGACAAGCTCTGCATTGCCAAGCAATACTTCGTCAGCTTTCCCTTCGTTAATGCCACTGGCTTCTATGGTATTGGTCTTATTAACATTCTAGGTAATACGACTGCTGCGCTGACAGCGGCTTGGCGTGAATGTCTGGATGCCGGGATGTTCGCCAATTTCCCCGGCTTTGTGTTCCAGAAACAGTTTGGGCGCCAGCTAACCAACAACTTCCGCGTCTCCCCCGGTGGCGGCATTGGGCTTGATACAGGCGGCATGCCAATCAACCAAGCCGTCATGCCACTTCCCTATAAGGATATCGGCGCAGCCTTTGCTGCCTTCATCCAGCACATGGAGGAAGTCGGTCAACGGGTAGGTGGCGCTGCGGATATCAGCATTGGCGAAGGCAAACAGGATGCGCCTGTCGGGACTACGCTAGCGCTGATCGAACAAGCCACCAAGGTTATGGATGCAGTGCACAAACGATTGCATGCCTCTCAGGCCAAGGAATTCATGCTGCTAAAGGATCGTTTCAAGGAGGACCCGGAAGCGTTCTGGCGGTTTAACAATCACCCCGCGATGCCTTGGAAGAAGTCTCAGTTCCTGAAAGCCCTTAATGACTGCAATCTTGTTCCGGTGGCTGATCCGAATAACCCGACCAGCATGCATCGGATTGCAAAGGGTGCGGTTATTCAAGCCTTGGCCTCTGCCAAACCGCAACTATACGATCCGATTGCTGTCGATGTACGCACCATGCGTATTGCTGGCATTGATCCGCAGGGGCTATTCCGTCCAACGCCTGCCGCGCCGCCTCCCGATCCGGGGATGATAGCCGCACAAGCCAAGATGCAGGCTAACCAGATGCAGCAGCAGGCCCAGATGGCCCAGATGCAGCTTAAGCAGCAAATCCAGCAGATGCAGTCTCAGGACAAGGCGGCTGATCGTGAAAGCCGCGAGCGCGTCGAACAGATGAAGATCGTGCTGGAGCGCCTGAAGATCATCGAAGAGCGCATCATCCATGGCGATCAGGAACAGGGCGGCGATCACGACGCTCTGGCCAAGGCTGCCGAGCTAATCATGCAACAGCACCAGCACAACAGCCAGCTTCAGCATGACCAACAGTCCCAGCATACTCAACTAGCCGTGGACGATGCCCAGCATCGTCGGGAACTGGAGCATGAGCGCCAGATGGCCCTGCTTGATCATGGAACCAAGGTTCATATCGCTGGACTGAATAACGAAGCCAAGATCGAAGCCGTTAAAGCAAGACCAAAGCCGACATCAAAGGGGAACTGAGATGCCTGAAGTTAAGGAAGTTGTAGGGACCAATCTGTTACTTTATACAAAGTTTGAGCCAAAGTTCCAAATAGGTGATACAGTTAGGCTGAAAAGTGGCAGTCCCTTGATGACTGTCGTGGCATGTGACAACACAGAAGTTCAGGTTCATTGGTATGTTGGCGATCAGCTAAATGGTGCCAACCACCCTATTCAAGCAGTAAAGGGAGCGGGGCGGAAGAGTCACCATGTTAACGGCTGATATAGCTAGGAAGATTTGGTCTTACGATACTGACACGGGTTTCTTCTTTTGGAAGGAGAGTCCTAAGTATGATGTTTTGGTTGGTACTAGGGCTGGGTATTTTGACGGTAAATACTGGCGCTTAGCTTACAGAGGTAAGCGCTATAAAGCCTCTCGCGTTGCATGGTTATACACTACTGGTGAGTGGCCAAAAGATCAGATCGACCACATCAATGGTGATAAACTAGATGATCGTATTATAAACTTACGGAATGCTACCAACGCCCAAAACTGCAAAAATAGAAATTTAAGGTCTGATAATACATTGGGGGTTAAAGGCGTGCATCAAACCAAACGTGGGTTTGTTGCTCAAGTTGTGGTAAACGGTGTTCACGTCTTGAATAAGACCTTTGGAACGCTAGAAGCAGCCCAAGAAGCCTATATCCGCACAGCGCGTGCGGCTCATGGCGAATACGCAAGGGTATAGGAAAATGCATCCATTCAAATCTCAGGCTGAAAGCTCGAACAAGAGCAAGCGGTCTTCCATCAACGCCCCTGCCAAGACACTGCCTTACTTGGCAATGAACGGAGCCTATAAGGACGTTAAGTCCTCCACGGGCAATCTCCAGCAGCATAAAGACCAGAACGCAGCGCCGGGCATGAAGCGTGGCGGGCGTCTGGATAAGGGCAAGCGCGGTAAATCAAAGATTGTGCGTGATCTGGTTCAGGCTACTCCTCCCTCGCCGGAAGATATGATCACTGCACAAGCTGGGGCGGGGGGTCTTTCCCCACCTTCCGCTCCAGCATCTCCTATGCCTCCTCCCCAGATGCCGATGCGGAAGAGCGGCGGCGCTGTTAAGAAGGCCGATGGCGGCTCCGTCAAACTTGGTAAGTATCCCATTGATGCAGGCGCCATGACCGGCGTGGCCCGTGTGGAGCTACAAAAAAAGTCTAAATAATGGATACGCTATTCGAGAGGGAGCTTGCCAAGCGTTTGGCTGAAGTAAAGCAAGGTAAAACAGATAGCTTTACACAAACTGTCTTGACACAAGACGAGTATCACCGGCAAATGGGATACTTTCAGTGTCTCCGCGATATCGAAGCATTGTGCGAAGAAATCAGGAGCGACCTACGCAAAGGATGAGGTATTCTAATGGGGAAAATTGAGGCAGTGCCGACCTTCCGGATGCTGGACCACGTTAGCGATCCGATCAAAGCCGAGATCATCAAGGACGTAGGTGACATCTCCGAAGTGGAGGTCATGTATAACTACGTTCTGCTTGGTATCTACGTCCGCCCAGAGAAAACCCAGTCTGGTCTCTATCTGGCTGATACCACTCGCAAAGAGGACGTTTATCAGGGCAAGACTGGATTGGTCCTGAAGGTTGGCCCGACCGCCTTCGTTGATGGCCCTGACATGGATTTCGCTGGCCAGACTGTACAGGTCGGTGACTGGATCGTGCTTCGCCCCGGTGACGGCTGGCAGGTAAAGGTTGGCAAGCGCGATTGCCGCATGGTCCCGGATACCAGCATCAAGCTGAAGGTCCCCAAGCCCGACATGATTTATTGAGGTCGATATGCCCAGACTTAAGCCCCCGCCGAACCAGAAAGAAGACCCCAAGACGCTTGAGGTAGAACTTGAGCCTGATGGGACAGTTGTTCTGGATGAGAACGAAGAGAACATTCAGGAATTAGCTACCGATACCGATGAGCAAAAGGCTGCCAAGCGAGATGCAGCCCGGGAATATCGCCAGAAGAAGAAGGAAGATGAGGAAGCGCTAGCTGCCTCCAATTCCGATCTCAAGAGGCAGCTTGACGAAATGAAGGCTGCGGTAGAGGAAAGCCGCAAGCAAACTCAAGCCGCTCAAACCCGCCAAGCCGAACTTGATGCTAAGATCAGGGAACGTGAGCAAGAAAATCATCAATATCTCTCCCGCGCCGAAGAAGCTGAGTATCAGTCTGTCCTTACTGCCATGGCAGCCGCTGAAGGAGAGGCTGAAAGCAGCAACCGCGATCTCGAAGCCGCCCTTACTGATGGAGATCATAAAAAGGCCGCCGATGCACAACGCCGCATCGCAAGGGCAGAGGCCAAGCTGGTTCAGCTTGAAGAAGGCAAGGATATTCTAGAGCGGCGCAAGTCTCAGGCAGCAGCAAGGGCAGAAGAAGCCCGTAAAAATCCTCCTGCACCGCAAAATCTATCAGTAGAACAACAGATTGACGCCGTTAATGCCCTCCTGCCAAGCCAGAAGGCGTGGCTCAAGGAACATTCTGACTCTTGGACCGACCAGCGCAAGAATATGCGTCTTCAGGGTGCTCATGTAGAAGCTGAAGATAAAGGTCTCCAGCCCGGCACCAAAGGATACTTTGAGTATCTGGAAGAGCGTCTTGGCTACAAGAAGCCTGATCCGACAAATGATGACGATGATGACGATGATGGTCCGGATCAAAACAAGCGTCGTCAGGAACGGAGAACTCTTGTGTCAGCGCCAGTTTCCAGAGACGCAAAAGACAATAGCGGCAAGTCCAAAACCAAGATCACGCTTAGTGAAAAGCAGCTTGAGGCTGCCCAAATCGCTGGTGTCGATCCGCAGACCTATGCCCGCAACCTGATGAAGCTGAATGCCATGAAAGAGGATGGTTATTATGACAACTGAACCAAAGAAGCGTGGCCGTCCTGCTGGCTCTGTCAATAAAGCCAAACCCGCCCCGGTACGGGCCAATTCACGCCTTCCCAGCGATTTCGTCTACACTCTTGATGAAGATGATGATCGTCTGAATGGCCCCATTAATAGCGGTGAAGCAAAAATCCCGGATGGCATGAGCTATCAGTGGGTTACGGACAGCATTTTTGGCCAGCTTCAGCCGCAGCGCCGTTCTCGTTTCGAACGCAAGGGCTGGATGCCTGTCCCCGCTGAGCGCCATGATGGCGTCTGGACCCCGCGCGGCGCCAAGGGTGAGATCAACGTGGATGGTCTGGTTCTTATGGAGCGCCCGGCTGAATACACCAAGATGGCTCACGATCATGACAAGCGTAAAGCCCGCGAACAAGTGCTGATTAAGGAACAGCAGCTTCGTGGCGGCGATGTCGGCGTTACGCTGGATGGACGGCATCAGAGCGCCCTGAATAGCAATCGCATCAGCAAGAGTTATGAACCGCTTCTACAGGTCCCGGATGAATGAAACTTGACGACAATTTAATTATGTCGTAAGTGTGTCGATATTAAGCCTTTGATAAGGCGAGCGTGCCGCTCAAACCTACCCATCACGCGCCGTGATGGCTTCTGTCAGTCAAGCAGAGCTTGCTGGCTTCACACAAAGCAGGATGGTCCTGCCGAGTATGAAAAGGAGCTATCACTATGGCAAATATCGCTGCCCCCTTTGGTTTTCGTCAGCTTCGCCGCCTCGATGGTGGCGCTCCGACTGCTGGCTTTGAGACCGTTACCATTCTTTCCTCGGATACCAACCTGTACTTCACGGGTGATCCGGTCGCGTCTGCCACCGATGGCAACATTACCCTCCCCACGTCTGGCGCTGTCCAGATCAGGGGCATCTTCATGGGCTGCGAATATTACAACGCGTCCGTGAACCGCATCGTCTTTGGCGCCTATTTCCCGGGTAACGTCAGCGCTGGCAACATCATCACCGGCTGGGTCTGTACCGATCCGGATATGCTCTATATCGCCCAGTGCTCCACCAACGCAGTTGTTGGCTCCAGCCGCAAAAACGAGAACATCGCCTTCAGCGTAGCCACTTCTTCGCTGGGTAATACCCTGAGCGGTGTTTCGGCAGTCAGTCTCTCTACCGACATTGGAACCAGTTCTTCGTATCCTTTCAGGATTTACGACTTCTATTCCAACTACGCACCTCCCGGCACCAACGGAACAGACAACACGTCAGCCGGTCAAATTCTGGTTGTCGCTCCGAATAACTTCGACCGCAACAACCTCGTCGGCGTCTAACGGACCTTAGGAGTAGACCACTATGCCCGTCGCACTCGCTCAAATTCGTGATCTACTCATTCCCGGTCTCTGGGGGGTCAGTGGCAAGTACGATCAGATCGAACGCCAGTGGCCCAAGATTTTCAAGCAGACCAACTCACAGATGGCTGTGGAGCGACGTGCTTCCATGCGCTATCTTGGTCTGGCCCAGTTGAAGCAGGAAGGTGGTCCCACCTCCTTCGACAACGCGGCGGGCGAGCGATACGTCTACAACCAAGAGCATCAGGAAATTGGTCTGGGTTACGCGATTACCCGCAAGGCCATTGATGACAACCTCTACAAGTCAGAGTTTGGCCCGTCCAACGACGGCTTGATGTTCTCCTTCGCCCAGACGGAGGAAATCTACGGCGCCAACGTCCTGAACAGCGGCACCACCTTCAACGCCTCGGTAGGCGGCGACGGTAAGGCACTGTTCGATCCGGCCCATCCTATTGATGGCTCCACGATTTCTAACAAGCCTTCTGTGGACGTGGACCTGAACGAAACTTCGCTTCTGAATGCCGGCATCCAGATCAGGTCTACTTGGCGAGATAACGCTGGCCTGAAGATTTATGCTCGCGGCAAGAAGCTTGTTATCCCGGTAGGGCTTGAGCCGGTCGCCATCCGCCTGTTCCGCAGCGAACTTCGCCCCGGCACGGCAACCAATGATGTCAATGCCATCATGGGCATGAACGATAGCTTCAAGGAAGGCTATATCGTCAATGACTATCTGACTTCCAACTTTGCGTGGTTCCTTGTCACCAACGTTGACGGCCTGATCTTCATGAACCGCAAGCCTTATGAAATGGATATGTCGGTGGAATTCACCACCGATAACCTTCTGGTCAAGGGCTACCAGCGTTATAGCTTCGGCTATTATGACTGGCGCGCAATCTGGGGCACGTTCCCGACTTCGTAAAGGATAAAACCAGATGATTTCGGTCTTTAACACTCTGCCGGTGATTGGTGCAGTTCAGGCGGTATCGTTTAATACCACGATTACCAGAGCGACCACGACTACGGCAGAGACGCTTAACGAATGCATCTGGATGCTACAGGCTGGTGGATATTAAGGAAACGAGACTATGGCACAATCGGTAACTCTTTCTTCGGTCGGCACTGCCACCATTATCCTTAACCCGGTGTATAAAAGCACCAGTGTTATGCTTACTGGCGGCGGAAGCTCAGCGGGAACTGTCCAGATCGAGATGACCTTGGATGATCCCACCATCGCTGGTGGACCTTCTTTATCTTGGGGTCTACTTAGCTCTGGCACGGCGATGCTGTCTTCTAACGTGTCCTCACTGGTTTATACCGTGCTGTCGCCAATTGGCGGGGTTCGCATCAACTCGTCAGCAAACGGCGGTCTCGGCACGTGGACGCTGAAGGCCCTTCAGGCGGTTACGGCTTAAGGAGATAGAGATGGCTAATCGTCATAAGGCTAGCGGCGGCAAGGTATCGGGCGGCATCAGCAAAGCTCAGGTTGATTACGGCAATCCTGACGTGCTCAAGGAAGCCAAGGCCAAGAAACGTGGCGGTTCCTGCGGCAAGGCGATGGGTGGCAAGTCCAAAGGCCGTCTGGATAAATATGCACGCGGCGGCAAGGTGGGTGGTGATTGCACCAAATCCCCTTTTACGTCGGCATACGTCAAGACGAACGGGGACGCGTAGAAAAGGCTGGCGGCGGCTGGATCAAAGGCACCGTCAAACATCCCGGCGCTTTCACTGCATCTGCCAACAAGGCTGGTAAATCGGTTCATGAGTATGCTGAAGAAAAGAAGCATGCATCCGGGACCTTAGGCAGGCGCGCAAGACTGGCTCTTACTTTTGAAGGCATGCATAAGAAGTAATGGGCAACCCGGTCTACATCTCGATCACTTCCTCCAGCAGCGCTCCTACGCGCGCTGTAAACCTTGATACGTCCCAATCTCCGTTCAATGTCTCTGTCGGCGTTGTCTTTGGCTCTACCAGCCTGACAGCCGCTTATGGCGTTGAGTTCACCATGGATGACCGGCAATATCTGGATGCTATCGGCTCAACGAGAGCACTTAGCTGGCTGCCGGATGCCAACCTGCCTGCTGGAACGTCTTCTGGTGCTACCTCCAACTATATGTTTCCAGTAGCCGCTGTCCGATGCACTGTGACCTCGCTTTCATCCAGCTATGTGGTCTTTCAGGTCATACAGGGCGGTAGAGCGTAACAAGGGGGCGCCATGGCTGTCTCCTTAGACGCAAAAGGCAAAGTCGGCGGTGGCGTTACCTTAACCGGATATACAGTTCAACTTGGTGGTTTGGGGCTCACCCTCACCAGTGAGGGCGTAAGCCTGATCCCGGTCAATGCGGCTTGGTTTGGCCCCAGCGGCACCCTAAGCCTTTCCAATACTCTGGTGAATGTTCTCTCCAGTGTCGGCACTGTGGTTGGTACACTTTCTGTGTCTGGCGGCTCTACCCGGGCGTATACGTTTACACTGGTGAATGATCCCAGTGCCTTCTTCTCTGTCGGCGGGTCGACACTTTCTGTGAGCGCAGCGCTGAGTGTGGGTACGGACACAATAACGGTTCGTGCCAGCGATACTGGAACGTCCGTCATCAATGGCGCGTTTGCTATTACGATATTCAGCACCGCATCAGGAGCGACTGGCTCTTTGTCCTTCAATAATGTAAATAACTCTATGTATTTCCCATTACTGGGAGGCATAGGCTAATGGCCAGTATCTCTCTGGTGGTTAATTCCAGTATTGGCACTATCACCTTCTCGGCTAGTGGGACGTTTATTCTTATCCCGTTGCCTAAAACTACTAATACCATGGGGATGCGATTTAACTTGGCAAGTAACTCGATGTACATTCCTCTGATGAGGCTAGGATAGAAAAATGGCCGACAATATCACTGTCTTAAATTCTACCGGAGGTACCTTCACACTCCGTATGACGGATGTTGGCGGCGGTATCCTTACCAACAACTCCATCCCGACCAGCACGTCTGGTTCGCCTATGTCGGTGCAGGCTGGCGCTGCGGTAACTTCCACGGCGCAAGGCGCTGCGGTGGTGGTGATCTCCTCGCTTTCTCCAAAGCATCTTGTAGAACCATCTTCAGCCATTCAGGTCACGTTGACCAGTAATACGGTGGCGGTTTCCTCTGCTACCGTAACTCTCTCTTCTGTGGCCACGATTACTCCATCTTCCGTTCTAACCATTACCCCGTCCAGCAATCTGACTGTTGGCAGCGTTTCTTCCGGGGCTGTATCCCTGATATCGGGCGCCAATACGGCTAATATCGTTGCAGGCGCCAGCGCCGTTACCTCCACCATGAGCGCCTTGGTAGTGGCCTTGTCTACGCTGGGCAACTTCAGTGTAACAACCAGCAGCCAAATCCAGATAACCAATGGCACCGCAACGGCCAACGTAGTCGCTGGCTCCAGTGCCGTGACTTCGACCATGAGCGCTCTTGTTGTGGCGCTGTCCACTCTTGGTAACTTCTCGGTCACGACCAGCAGTCAAGTCGGTATTATTGGCGGCACGGCTGGCGCCAATACGGCTACTGTGGTTGCAGGCTCCAGCGCTGTCACTTCTACCATGGCGGCCCTTGTGGTAGCCATCTCTACGCTGGGTACTGGTCAGAGCATCAGCACGATTACGTCGATGACTTCTGGCACGGTGGTTATTTCCAACGGCGCCAATCTTGCTAACGTTCTGGCTGGATCTTCTACTGTAACCTCCACCATGGCATCCTTGGTGGTTGCGCTTTCTTCCAATGGCGCAGGTATTATTGCCACGGGCACGCCAACCACTCCATCGTCTCAGTATATTTCGGCGGTGGTGGTTGGGGATTTGCTAACTGGCGCCGCTAATTCTTCTGCCAGCAACCCGGTTGCTATCGGCGGTATCTATAACTCTACTAATCCAACCAGTGTTACCTCTGGTCAGCGTGTTCAGGCTTGGATGGATAAATCCGGCAAGCAAATCGCTGTAGGCGCCTTGCGTGCTCTCAAAGGGACGCAATCAACCATCATCTCATGTGCTACGACTGAGACAAACATTACTGCTACCAGTTCTGGCGGCAATCTGATCGATATTTACGGCCTGATGGTCGCCAATGGCAGCACTGGTCAGGTCCAGACAGTTACCATCAAGGATAGCTCTGGCGGCACGGTACGTGGCACGGTGATAGTCCCCTCTCTGGACACAAGAGGCTTTATGCTTGCGGTTGACTCAGCTTGGGTTCAATCGGCTTCCAGCCAAGCTTGGACCGCGACCCTAAGCAACTCCAGCGGAGTGGTTTCCATCACCACCATGTATGTTACCAACGTCTAATGGAATTAAAAAATGCTCATGGGAATGATAGATGGCAAGGTGACTGTTGCCAGCGCCGGTGGCGGCGCTGCTGTTTTGGCTGTTGGCGGAACTAACTCTGGGGGTATTACTGCGGCACCTTGGACTGCTGGCACGTTTTCATTTTCTCCCGGCCTTGCTGTTGTAGGATTGGTTACTGGGCGTAGCGGCGGTTTTGCAAATATATCTGGCGTTACCATTAGTGGCATTGCGGCAAGCAGCATTGGAGGAGGGACGGCTACCAACGAATTTACAGTATCACTCTGGCAAGCGGCTGTTTCAAGCGCTGGAACCGTTGTCGTTACCAGTACTGGGGCAAGCATAAGCAATACATGCATTTGCGCGTGGTCACTGACTGGATTGGGGAGCAATACCGCTACCCAGCTTATCAGCGCTGATAATTACACTTCTCCTCACAACGATCCCCAATCCTTGGGCGCCTTGACAGTCAATACTGGAGGTGTTGGCGTCGTCTTTATCGGCGCAGACTTCAAGAGTAGCGCAGTTAATCCCACGATTTGGGCAAATGCCACTAGAGACTCCACTACTGAAAACAGTGATGGCAACTTCTCCATAGCTGGCGCCCATGTGACTGGTGCTAGCACAGCCGTCATTACAGCTACCGCAACTTCGACTGGTTCTGCCGATTGGAATTTCAACGGTATGCAAGCAGCCTCTTGGGCTTAATGTAAATGGCAGGCTTCCTCCTATTAGGTTCCGCAGCAGGATCAGGCGCATCTGGCGCCATCTCGCAACAAAATCTTCCTATCGGCGGCATCGGTCTGACGCGCGGTATGACGATGGCGGCAGATGGCACGCTACTGACGTGGAACGATAGCACCGGACCATATAAGAACACCACGGCGCTAATTCCCGGGAGCAATAGCGCACCCTTTACAGCTTGGACGCAAATCATCCGTGGCGGCACTGTCGGTGGCGCTGGAGGTACAAATTTTCCATCAAGTTGGTTGCAGGCGCCCACAGGCTATCTTGGGCAGGGCTGCGTAGAGATCGCGACGGTCTACGGCAATTCCAATTTCATGATGGCGATGATCAACGGAGTGGCTGGTCACCCGACCACGAACCTGTTCAAGTCGACCGATGGTGGCGTGACGTGGACGCTGACGAACTTCCCGACCAATTCGCGCAACGCCAATGATTTCACCTTTCCGGGCCACTACGCGCAGAGCATCTGCATCGACCCTAACAACAACAATATTGCGTGGGTGACAGGCGACACGAACACTCAGGTGACGCTGGATGGCGGTACGACGTGGAACACTTGCGCAAGCCTGCCTGCGGCGCAGTGCTATGCGATGGCTTATGATCCAACAACGCCCAATCGTCTTGTCGTGGGATCGGTCGGCAATGGGCTCTACGTCTCGACAAACGCCAACCTCGGCACGTCAGCTACATTCACGCACATTGCTAGCTCTACCGCCAACCCCGGCGAGGGGCGCTTCGGATCGGACGGCACCTATTTCTGCACCAATGGCTCGACGACGAATGGTGTCTGGCGGCTTACTTCGGCGAATGTATTTTCGCAAATCCTCTCCGGTATCGGGACCGATGCCAATACTGTAGCGGTTGATCCAAACAATCCGGCGAGGGTGTTTACTTGGATAAGCGGAGGCTCGCCGTTCGGCGACGGCCCGCTGGTCATGAACACAACTGCGGCTAACTCGGGGTCTCCTTCGTGGGTTGGCCAGTCAGTCAAGGCGATGTCTGCCACGCCTGACGCTACGCACGTCGCCAACTCATTCAACAACGTCAACGGTACTGGCGGTTTTGGCAATACTTTTTTGTCATGCACTACAGGCTTATGGTTCGATCCGTGGACGACAACATCTGCGACAAGCATCAATTTGAGTGGCTTGGCGGCTGGTGGCGCTACCGGCTCTATTGTAGTTACCGCATCCATTCCAAACATCACAACTGGTCGCCAGCTTCGTTGCACCAATACTGGCACGCCGGGAAATTACTTCATCTTCAATGTCACGTCATACAGTGGAACGTCTCTGCAAGGAACGATCATCAGCACAGCACAGGGCGGCTATCTTGGCGGCCCGATAGGTGGCAGCGGCACCTTCAGCGCTTGGACGATCAGCGCCGAGCGCGTCTACATGAGCAGTGGTCCCGGTGGCGGCCCCACCTATGTCGACGGTTTTGTTTCCGGCACGCAAAGTGTTGGCTCATGCACCTTCGGTCTTGAAGGTGCATCGGTATATGACGCAGTGTGGCCGGTGGGTGGCAATCCAATATTGGCCTGTCAAGACCGTGGTATATTCCCAGTCCAGTTAAATCCGTGGAATTCCGGAGCCGGTGTTATAAGCCAGTGGGGTTTCGGTGCGTACAATGGACTTTTTCAAGCCACCACCATCGCTGTCAGCCCGAGCGATCCGCTGTTTTGGATTTCTGGAGGGTTCTCCGGGTTCTTAAAGAACTCAAATACCCCAGCCACCCACGCATGGACTTCAACGACCCAACCCGCTGGCAATACTGGCGTGGTAGCGTGCGGCAATTCCAATGTATTCATCAGCACTGGAACCTCTGCATCTTCCACGCAATCCATGTACTACTCGCAGAACGGCGGTACTTCGTGGACCATTATGCCAGCGCCAGCGCCAACCTCCGGTTGGACTTGGCAAGACCCATTCATCACGTCGCATTCACTTGATCTGGATACGACTACGACTGGGCCGTTTGTCTTCTACGCATGGAATGCGGGAGATGGCTTCGTCTATCAGATTTCGCTTCCTACTGCTGGCAGTCCAACCGTCACTCAGAAGGCACAGTTAACTAATGGCACTACCAAAATCCCCGGTCCCGGTCTTACATTTAAATGTGTCCGGGGAAACGCTGGCCATCTATTCTGGAGCGCTGGAGAGGTCGATAGTTCGACCACCGTTGCTCAGATTTTTGCAAATCACCCAAACGGCGGCACGACAGCCGGTAACTTTACCCGGCTTCAGTTCTCGTCAAATAGTGGGGGGACGTTTACTACCCTATCCACAACGCAAGAGGTAATCACTTTTGGTCTTGGTGCTCCATCCACAGATGCGGGAACAAGCGGATATCCGACAATATTTGCTGTTGGCTGGTGCGGTGGTGGACAATATGGCCTTTATCGCTGCATTAATTTTAATCCAGCCAGCCTTGGCTCTGAGACTTGGACGCTACTCAGCAATTATATTGGAACTTACGGTATCGGCTTGCCGGTTTGTGTCGCTGGCGATCCAAATCAAGAGGGCCGTTGCATTGTTGGGACGAACGGAAATGGCGCTGCCATCTTCCAGCAATCAGGGAAAACCAATAGCTGGTTCTAAAACCCATATTGTAATTTGCATAAAGGCTGATAGAGTCCCGCTATCTTAAACGGGGAGGAAACCCTTGGACCAGCAAGTAAAACTCACGCCTCGCAATACCGATCTCATGAAGGAAAAGGCTGCAATCAGCCCGAAACCAATCCTGTCTATACCCCCCTCCCCCACCATTATAGAGCCGGAACCCAAAGTGGGTGAAGAAGCTCCCAAGGCTCCCGAAATCGCCCCGGCGCCATTGAAAGTAGCTATTCTGGGTACGGCGCCGTCTTCCCGGGATAAAGCTCCATATAATGATCCGTCTTGGCAGATTTGGTCCTGCTCTCCCGGTAATATGGGAGTGCCACGCGTGGATGTATGGTTTGAAATCCATAACAACCTGCTGCTGCCAGAGAATATATCCTATGGCGGCCCTTATATTGAATGGCTAAAGCAGCAGAAATTCCCGATTTATATGCAGGATAACTCGCTGGTCCCGAATGCCATTGCGTTGCCTAAGGATGAGCTTGTCGGGATGTTCGGCAAGTATTTCTTCACGTCCAGCTTCGCTTGGATGATGGCTATGGCCATGAAGATGGGCGCCAGCGAGATCGCCCTGTTTGGCGTCGATATGGCCTCCAAGAACGAATACATCTTGCAGCGCCCGGGTGGTCATTATTTCATGCAACTGGCGGCTACCAGAGGTATCCGGGTTACGGTACCTTTTGAGAGCGACCTAGCCCAGCATCCCGGCTTATATGGTTATGACCAAAATACCCCATTCGGCAGGAAGATGCTGGTTCGGGAGCAGGAAATCCAAGCTCGCGTAGCTGCCATGAAGGGAGATCGGGATAAGCTCAACCAAAGCATCACCTATCTGGAGGGAGCCTTGGAAGACCTTGATTATGTGAAGTCAATTTGGGGTGGCTTACAGACTTAGTTCTGTTATGGTCTGACCGGGGAACAGAGGGAGGCAATAGAGGGTTTTCTATTGCCTACTTATAGCGGAACCACCGACTTTGCATTGAGCAATGGCGATGCGATTATCGCCGCTTATGCTCGTTTGCAAATACCCCGCACTGCCCTCTTGTCTGAACATTATGCCGATGCGATCAAGGAGGCCAATTTCCTCCTGTCCGAGATCGCCAACAAGCAACCCAATCTGTGGACCTCTGAACAGACCATCGTGCCTCTAGTCCCGGGTACGGCTACCTATACCCTTTCTGCCAGCAATATCATGATCCTGTCGGCTTTTATCCGGACCACCAGCGGTACGGATACCAATGACCGCATCATCAGCCCGATCAGCACCACGGAATATGCCTCCTATACCAATAAGGCCGCTCAGGGTTTCCCCACGGTTTATTGGTTTGACCGGCAGATTATCCCGCAATTAACCCTCTGGTATGTCCCTGACAGCACCCAGACGTACAATCTGTATTTGCAGATCGTTAATCAAATTCAGGATGCCCAGCTTGCAAACGGGCAAAATCCGCAAATCCCCTATCGGTTCTATGACCTGTTTGTTGCTGGTTTGTCCTACAGGCTTTCCAAGATTTATAAGCCCGAACTCGAACAGCTTCGTAAGGGCGATTATATGGAAGCTTGGCAGGTAGCTGCCACGCAAGACGTGGAAAATGTTGAACTTTATATCAGGCCATCCCTTAATGGTTATTATGGGAGCTACTGATGGGATTTAATGGCCGAGCCAGAATAAGTGCAACGCAACCCCGGGCCAAGGGCATCTGCGACCGTTGCGGCCTCATGTATTCGCTGTCTGATCTTCAGTACCAATTCCAGTGGGCTGGCACGGGTCTGGTTAATCTCCAGTTGCGGGTGTGCAGAGGATGCATGGACATCCCGCAAATTCAATTCAAGAGTTTTGTCCTGCCGCCCGATCCGCTGCCGGTAGATAACCCGCGCATTGAGTATTACGGCATTGAAGTAACAAGCTTCCTCATGAGTGAGGAGGGACCAAGTTTGTTAATGGAAAGTGGTTCAGCCCTTTTGTGGGAGATCAATGACACACCCAATAATGACCCCAACTTACCAGTGTTGATACCCTAAATGCCTATATCAACCAGCGCCTTACCCGGGACCACCATTCTTAACCTGCCGATTACCGTCTCTTTGGATGGTACCGAATACATTCCTATTGTGCAGGGCGGCACGACCAAGCGCACCCAGACAGGCTCTGTCAGCAATATCCTGAGTAATCTCCCTCTGGTTTTGACAACCAGCGCCCCTGTTGGCTATTCCAACTCACGTAAGCTTGCTGGCCAGACCGGCGTGGTATCCATCACGGATGGAGGCGCCAGCAGCAATGTTACGGTCGGATTGCTCTCCAGTGGGCTGTCCGTGCTTGGCAATACCAGCACCACGGCTGGATCGGCAGCGGGCGCTATCACTGGCACCACAGATCAGGTTTTGCGGGTTAGCAGTGCTGGTACGGCTCTTGGATTTGGCCAAGTTAATATGGCCTCATCCAATGCTGTATCCAATGTTCTTGGTACAAATTTCGGTGGTACGGGTAGTTCTGCCTTTACGCCCTATCAGTTGATCATTGGTGGATCGATCAGTTCAGCGCCATTCCAATCGGTCACGGCGGGCACTTCTGGATTTACACTGATCTATACTTCCTCAATAGCAGCGCCAACTTGGCAGTCCGCTCCCGGCTTTGTGCAGGCTGTGGCTGGAAATATAGCGATCTACACTTCCACCAATTCGGTTGGCGGTAGCGCCTATATCAACGGCAGTTCTGGTTCCCTCACTCTAGGTCTGGCGTCATCTGCTACTGGAAAGCTTCTTCTGGCTTCCAGCGCTGGCGGCACCACAACCATACAGCCGACTTCAGCTACGGTTACGATTACGGCTCCGTCTGCCACCACTACGCTGGTTGGTCAGGATACCGTCGATACCCTTACTGGTAAGACGTTTAATACGGCTGGCAGCAGCAACCATCTGCTGATCAATGGCACGTCCATTACTGCCATTACTGGTTCTGGCAATACGGTTGTCCTGAACTCCACGCCAACGATCTCATCGGCGGCTATTTCTGGTGGCCAAGTAAACGCATTGTCTTCCTTCGGACTGAGGACAACTGGCGCTGCGTTTGACTTGGTTATTGGTTCTACTGAGACACTTACTGCATCCAGAAACCTGAACATCCGCGTAGGCGATGCTAACAGGAATTTGGTTCTGAGTGGAGACTTCACCGTAGCCTCCTCGTTCCCGATTGCTATTACTTCAACCGCCGCATCCAGTCTTTCCGTTCCTGTCACTGGCACATTGGCTACGCTGGCTGGCGCCGAGACTTTTACCAACAAAATATACGATACCAACCTCAATACATTCAAGATTGCTGGCACCCCTGTAGTCACGATGTCCAATATGCTGGACATCATCGGCTCTTCGCAGGGAGCGATAATTTATCGAAGCTCCACCGCTTGGACAGCGCTAACGGCTGGCACCAGCGCACAGACTTTGATTGGTGGCTCCGCTCCACAATGGGGGAGCATCGCTGGCTCTGGTACCGTTACGAATATTTCGTTTGGCAGCGTGCTGTTTTCTACTAACGGCACGTCCATTACTTCTTCTGGTACCATTTCGGTTAATGCTACGCTTAATCCTACTGGTAGGCTCACTTTCTCTACTGGCAATCCCGTGATGACGGCGACTGTCACTGCCTCTAGTATCGTGTTCTATACTCCATATGTCGGCAATCTGGTCCCGGTTTATAACGGCACGCAATTCATTCCAACCGCCTTTACCGAACTTTCTCAGAACTCGACTGATATAGTCAAGTCACCATCAGCCGCCGCTGCTAATACTGTATATGACGTATTCGTGTGGAATGATGCCGGTACATTACGATGCACCAGAGGCTCTAGTTGGGCTACGTCCACTACACGTGCTTCTTCTGGAGCACTCAGTCGCATCAATGGTGTTCTGACCAACACCAGCGCCATCACTAACGGTCCCGGCGCTGGACTTGGTACATATGTTGGTACCATAGCAACCAGCACTGGCGCTGCGACATTTGACTGGATATTGGGTGCGGCGGCCTCAGGAGGCACAGCAGCCTCGCTCCAATGCTGGAATATGTACAATCGGGTTGATATTACAACTCAGGTGACGGATAGCGGGGTCCCGTATACATATACCAGCGCAACAACCCGTCAGGCGCGAGCTAGCGCAGGAAATCAAGTTTCATTCGTGATCGGTCAATCCGAGGATGGAATGGAAGCGTCCTATGGCGTTAGAGGCACCCTCTTAAATGCCGCGTCTGCCTTGGCTGTATGGTCAATAGGTCTTGATAGTATCGTGGCTGCTACAGCCTCCCCCGGCATTATGAATAATGTTGCAGCGGTTTCGCTATCTTATGGATTTAATAATAATGTGTATGTCAGGGTTGGTATTGGCAGTCATTTTATAGCTGCATTAGAGGCTAGCGATGGAACAAACGCTAATACATTTAACAGCGGGTCTACAAATATACTCATGTTCAAGATGAGAATGTAATGGCATATACTTACGATAGCTACACTCAGGCGCTCTGCACGTTGATGGTGACTTCGACGGCTGATACCAATTTTGTAACTATCGAACCGTCCATCATCGATTATGCCGAACAGCGCATCTATCGTGAGCTTGATCTCCAGATCACTCAGGTAACGGTCCCTTCTCAATTGAGCGCCAATAGCCGCGATCTGGCGCTGCCTTCTTCAGCCGGGACGTTCATCGTTACAGACTACATCAATGTCTACACCCCTGCTGGGGCGACTTCTTCCAATGGAACGCGCAATATGGTGGTGCCAGCTTCGCGCGAGACCATCGATATGCTTTGGCCTTCCGGGATTGTCGGCAGCACGCTACCGCAGATGTTCGCCATGGTTAACCCAACGGATGCTATCTTCGGTCCAGCACCAGATCAGGCCTATAATATCGATGTTGTCGGAACGATCAGGCCAACGCCGCTCTCTTCCAATAACACCACAACCATCCTGACCACTTATCTGCCAGACTTGTTCATGGCGGCATCCATGATATTCGCATCAGGATATATGAGAAACTTCGGCTCCCAAGCCGATAACCCGCAGATGTCTCAGTCTTGGGAAGGTCAGTATCAATTACTGAAGGCATCTGCCGATAGTGAAGCGGCTCGTCAGGTTTATGCTGGCTGGGGCTGGACTGCCCAGAGCGTCAGCCAGACTGCTAATGTAAAGAGAACCTAACCCATGCCGATGGCATCAGTCAGGCTAAGGCCCGGCGTCAACACCCTGAAGACGCTTTCGGATAACGAGGCTGGCGTTTCTCAGTCCAATCTTGTGCGTTACCAGCAGGGCATGATCCAGAAGCAGGGTGGCTGGTCGCTCTATTATCCCGTCGCCATCGGTAGCACAGTTAAGGAAGTCTATGCTTGGCAGGGACTGACCGGGAATAAGAACCTAGCAGTTGGCGCAACTCAATCTCTTAGCGTCATCACCAATGGTTCTAATACTGATATAACACCTCAGTCGGACACGACAAATCCGGTACCTAATTTCTCTATCTCATCTGGCAGCAATATCGTTACTATTCAGGATGCTGGTTCCAGCGCATCGATCTATACATCTATCTATCTGAACACACCGATATCTCTTGGTGGACAGTTACTCAATGGTTCCTATCAGGTTAATTCGGTTCTCGCTTCCAGCGCCTATACGATCTTGGCTGCCAATGTCTCTTCTGCGACGGTAGTTTCAAGCGGCATCCTCCCGATCTTTACAACAATTGCCTTGAGTGCCGTAGTGGACGTTGTATTGCCTAATAATGGTTTTCAGGCTATCCCGGGCGTCTTCCAGCAATTCATCGCTCCCACCGCTGTTGGTGGAGTTACCATTCAGGGCGCTTATCAGGTCGCCACGATTGTCAACTCCAGCGAGTTCACGATCAATACCCCACTGCAAGCTACTTCCAATGATACCAAGACCATGAACGGCGGTCTGGCTCAGATACAATATACCTATACACTCGGTCCTCCTGCCTTGTCTGGATTTGGTGTTGGTGGATTTGGGCTTGGTGGTTTCGGCACAGGTACAGCTACGCCTCCAGTCGCAGGAACTCCGATTACAGCAACAGACTGGACGCTGGCTAACTGGGGCGAATTGTTGCTAGCTTGCCCGTTTGATGGAGCGATCTATTTCTGGTCGCCGAACGCCGGTTTCCTCAATACTCAGATCATTCCCACCGCCCCGCACTTCAATGGCGGCATCTTTGTCTCCATGCCGCAGCAGATACTGGTGGCATGGGCTTCGACGCAGGCCACTGGTGTTCAGGACCCACTACAAGTGCGCTGGTCGGATGCACTGGATTACACCAACTGGACGCCGACTTCGCAGAACTCTGCTGGTGATTTCAGAATACCTACGGGCTCACTGATTGTTGGAGGACTTCAATCGGCTCAACAGGGCATCATCTGGACCGATATCGATGTCTGGGTGATGCAGTACGTTGGCCAGCCATTGGTCTTCAGCTTCAATAGAGTTGGTTCCGGATGCGGTCTGGTTGGTATGCATGCCGCTGGAGTTCTTGGCGGGAATGTATACTGGATGGGGCAGTCCAATTTCTTCATCCTGAGCAATAGTGGCGTACAGGCTATCCCGTGCCCGATCTGGAACGCTGCCTTCCAGAACATCGATACCGCAAATCTGAGAAAAGTCCGCTGCGCTCCCAACAGCCTCTATAACGAAATATCTTGGTATATCCCGATTACAGGCGGTTCTGGCGAGAACCAGTTGATGATCCGCCTCAATGTGGCTGAAAACGAGTGGGATTATAGCGTTCAAGGGCGCTCAGCATGGACTGATGTCACGATTGTTGGAAATCCTATTGGCGCCGATCTTGAGGGCATGATCTTCCAGCATGAGATCGGATATAATGACTCCACGGTAGCCATGGACTCTTCGTTCCAGACTGGCTACTGGGCCATCAGCGACGGCAACGATCTGGCATTCGTGGATTGGGTGGTCCCGGATATGCAGTTCTCGACCTACAACCAACTGCAAAGCCTGCCTGCTGATCTGACGTTGACGTTCTTTGCGGTGGATTATCCCGGGGATACGCCCCGCTCCTATGGGCCATATCCCTATAATCAATCCACACAGTTCATTAATACCCGGCTTCGTGGTAGGCTGATGAGCGTCAAGGTAGAAAGCTCTGATCTGGGAAGCTTCTGGCGCCTTGGCAGGCTCCGATATCGTTATGCCGCCGATGGAAGACGCTGATGGCCAGTCTGGATGATCTACTCTCGGCAATGAAGAACGGCGTTATTGCCATCAATAACCTTAACGCCACGATGGCCCAGATATTCCCGGGGGCCACTGCTGTATCGACTACAGCGCCATCTTCTGTTGGCGCTATCACGTTTAGTTCTAGTCAGGTTAAGGGATTTATCTCTGTAGTTACCTCGTCAGGGGCTACATACAAGATGGCGTTATACTGATGCCGCTGATCAAATCAGGAAGCAAACCAGCCATCTCTTCCAATATCCGGGAGATGATGAAAGCTGGACATCCACAGGATCAGGCTGTGGCGGCTGCACTTTCTACCGCTCGCAAGTATGGCAAAGCGGCTGGTGGTGGCATCAAGATTGGTGGCAAGAAGGTTCCCTACCAGATCGGCGGTAATTCCTCCAAGAAGCCTTGGAAGGGCTACAAGTATGGTGGGATTGTTAGAAAGGCTGAAGGTGGTGAGACTGACGTAG